TCGATGCCGATTGGCTAGCAATAGAGCAGGGCACGTTTGGAAACCGCCAACATGCAATCCACGGCCTTGATCCTTTTTAATTCCCCCTTGCAATCCTTGCCCCGCTCCGGCGGGGCTTTTTTTTCGTCCGAGAAAAATCGCCTGATACCAGTTCCAGCCTCCGCGTTGCGCCTCGCTTCATGCCTCGTTTTGCGGGGCGGGTTGATACCAGTTGTGGCTGCCGCGTTGCGGGTCGCACAGCGTGGCACGTTAGCGTGTGGCCAGTGTGATTTGTTATAACACGTGTTATAACTTTTTGTTGATACCAGTTGTGGCTATCGCGTTGCGCCTCTGCGCACGTTTACGCACGTTTACACAATGTACCAAAATTTGGCCTAATGTTCCGCAAATGTTCCTGTAATGTTCCAAAATAAAAGGGCAAAAAGGTACATTATATTTTCGTGGCTAAACGTGACACATGGTTGTAGGGCATACGCAGGAGTGACATAGGCAAAGTATCGGGAAGTGCCTATTTATTTATTTTTATTATATAGTAATTGTAATGTTCCGTTTTGAAAATATAGTATACGGGGTGTACGGATTTGACCTAATGTTCCCTCTCGCTTTTCCCAAAAAATATTCACTCATATTTCTACTGAAAACAGAACATTGGAACATTGTAAGGATATCAATGACTTAGCGACCTACACTACAGAACAATACAGAACAATACAGAACATTACACCGTTACACACCAAACAACACGTTTGTCCATCATTTGACATAAGCCGCTATTCCTGTATAATGGTTTTAGTAGGTCGAGTTATGGCCTACGGGGCGACACAGCTAAACGTGTCAACACAAAAAGTTATAACACATGTTATAACAAACCAATCGGAGCAATACAGTTATGAGCGAAGCACTGAGGCACGCGGAGATTCACCACCAGAGCAAGGTGCGTGAGATAGTTGGTAAGCAGACCCGCGAGTTGAAAGAGATGTCCCTTGTACTTAAAAGTGCAGTCGTTGCATTGCACAAGGGCAAAGCAGATGTTGTAGACGCGCTATTGGAGCAGGTCATATACGACATAAACAAAAAGTTATAACACATGTTATAACAAACCAATCGGAGCAATACAGTTATGAACAATCTAAATCAAATGGCAGTAACAACAGCACCACAGGCAAGCGCACCATCAATCGGATCGAGTGCCATGTTGGGCGAGTTGAAGATCAGTTGTTGGACTGGGCGCAAGAAAGACAAGTCAGCGTCCGCATCGGTGACTAACCAGAACCGTGCCGATAACGGTACGGCATCAGTCAATAAGAAGTTACTAGGTAACTGCGACGAGTTGACCGCCATACAGAAATTCGTGGCCAACGCACGCAACATCCACTACAGCATGACAATGCCGTGGAGCGATCTGGGTATGCGACTGCTACCGACCGCGCAGTACTTCAAGTACCACCAACAGATGACCGAGTTGCAAAGCGAGTTCGAGCGCATGGTCGATACGTTCTGTAACAACTACACGTGGGAGGTGAGCAGGGCACAGGCACGGATCGGTAGTTTGTTTCGAGCCGATGACTACCCGACCGAGGCGTCGATACGTAGCAAGTTCGCGTTCAACATCTCGTACATACCGCTCCCCGAGGCCGGTGACTTTCGTGTGGACGTGGGCAACGAGCAACGTGACGTGTTGGAGTCACACTATAACGAGTACTATCGCAAGCAGTTGGATTCCGCGATGGGTGACGTGTGGGATCGTACGTACAAGGCACTGTCTAACATGTCCGAGCGACTAGACTACGGGGGCGACGACAAGAAGAAAGTATTCCGCGACTCGCTAGTGGAGAACGTGCTCGACATGGTAGAACTGCTTAACGTGTGTAACGTATCAGGTGACAGCCAGATGTCCGAGATGGCGCGTAAGCTAGACGATACGCTACGCGGGGTCACTCCCGATGGGTTGCGCAACAACGAGTCTTTCCGTGCCGAAACCAAACGGGCAGTGGACGATGCCATCAAGTCACTACCATCGTTGGGGATGTGATATGTATTACGTTGAAGCCTATGACTCAAACGACCGTCAGATACTGGGAAACCTTGACGGGCAAGCGGTGCTACGTGTGCGCAACTACAAGCGCACCAAGCACTACAAGAACCTACGCACGCTACGTACGCACCGCGTGTCGTATTACAAAATCGTGGCCGTTGATGGCCGCATTGTTGAAACGCTGTAACTAAACTAAAAGTTATAACCTGTGTTATAACAAAACAATTGGAGCAATACTATTATGAACACACAAGCTATGTACGCATTATCGCTAGACCAAATCGCCAACGCTATCGCTACTGTTGGCCACCAACGCACCATACTCGTACAGGGTCACATGGGTAACGGTAAGTCATCACTGCTTAATACGTTAGCAGATAGATTCCCTACCCACACGCCATGCTACTTCGACTGTACGACCAAGGACTTGGGTGATCTGAGCATACCATCACTCAATACCGAGCAAGGGTACGTGACATACCTACCCAATGAGGAGTTGGGGTTGCATCTCGACAAGCCGGTCATACTAATGATCGACGAGTACGGCAAGGCGAATCCATCAGTCAAGAACGCGTTACTGCGTGACATGTTGGAGCGCAACCGATTCCCCGACGGCAGTATCATATTCGCTACGACCAACCTAGGCGCAGAGGGTGTGGGCGATCTGCTACCACCACACGCACGCAATCGCATCACAGTGGTCACAGCACGCAAGTCTACCAGTGACGAGTTTATCGACTGGGGTATCAGCAACGGTGTCGATCACAGTGTGCTCGGTTTCGTGCGCGAGTTCCCGCAGGTGTTGCAAGGATTCGAGGACGTGAAGAACCCCGATGACAACCCGTACATCTTCCATCCCAAACAACAGCGTGCCGCGTTTATCACCCCAAGATCATTGGAGGCCGCGAGTGACGTGCTCAAGTTACGCGATCAGTATGACGATCACACCCTAACAGCTTTACTTATGGGTACTATCGGCGATCGTGGTGCTATGGATATGATGGCGTTTGTGAAGTTGGCCGACCAACTACCGAGTCTACAGTCTATCAAGGACGATCCGCTCAATGCCAAAGTACCCGAGTCAGCGTCAGCCGTGTGCATGACAGTGTTCCGTGCTATGGGCGCGATGCAACGCGACTGGGTAGATGCGTGGGTGACGTACATGCAACGTCTCGACAAGGAGGCGCAAGGTCTGTTCGCCAATGGCATACGTGCTAACTCGTATGCGCACCGCGATGTTGTGATGCAGAGTAAGATGTTCACCGAGTGGGCTATGCAGAACAACTACATGTTTGCAAGTGACAAGGTATAGGAGAGGGATTATGTTGACTATAGGTAAACAACTTACTGCGGAGGAGCGACTGTCTAAGGCAGTCGTTGCCATCATGGGACACCCGAGATACACAGCACTAGCAGGTGTGTTGATGATCGGGGAGAAAACTATCGAGGACGACATACCGACAGCGTGTACCAACGGGCGTGATGTGAAGTACGGACGTGCATTCGTTGACGGACTGACCGATGCCCAATTGCGTGGGCTAGTACTGCACGAGGACGAGGGGCACAAGCTACACCGTCACCTTGAGATATGGAAGTGGATGTATGACATTGACCCACACCTAGCTAACTGCGCGTGTGACTACGTTATCAACATCAAGATCGTCGATGACAACAAGGAAGATGGGTTCGCCGAACTACCCGAGGGTGGGTTAGTCGATGAGCGGTTCCGTGGTATGGACAGCGCACAGGTGTTCAACATCCTACGCAAGGAGCAGGAGGAGCAGGAGGAGCAGTCGCAAAACGATCAGGGTGATGGCTCACAGGGTAACGAGTCAGGAGGTGATGGTGAACCTTCCAGCTCCCCGGGGGGCGATGGCGCAGGATTCGATGAGCATGACTGGGAGGGTGCGCAGTCTCTATCCGACGAGGACAAGCGTGAGTTGGCGCGTGACATTGACGAGGCTATCCGTCAGGGTGCCATGGCCGCAGGCAAGATGGGTGGTACAGGCAACCGCGATCTCGACGAGTTACTACAGCCACAGGTTGATTGGCGTGAGGTGCTACGTGAGTTCATTCAGAATACGTGTGCAGGTAACGACTACTCTACATACGCCCGACCCAATCGCAGGTTGATGAGTCAGGGTATCATCATGCCTAGCGGTATCAGTGAGCAGGTGGGTGAGTTGGTCATTGCCATTGACACGTCAGGCTCTGTCGGACAACAAGAGTTGACAGCGTTTCTGTCTGAGGTCAAGGGTGTGTGCGACACAGTCAAACCTGACAAGCTACGCCTACTGTACTGGGGTAGCAATGTTGTGGGTGACGAGGCATACGACATGCACGAGTTAGACAATCTGGTCAAGTCTACCAAGCCTATGGGTGGTGGTGGTACCGATGTCAACTGCGTTACGCAGTACATGACCGACGAGGGTATCAAGCCTCAAGCGTGTATCGTTCTGACCGATGGCCACTTGTACTCTGGTTGGGGTGACTGGACTTGCCCTGTACTCTGGGCGATACTGGATAACAGAGACGCCGTGCCCGATGAGGGTAAGGCAGTACACATCAAATCGAGGGACATGTAATGGCGGCACGACTGATACAGTTTGTAGGTTCACACCCTGACTTGGTTACAGGACATATGTATACCGCGAGGGACTACGCGAAGGTTGCGAACATCAAACCAAGTTCTATGGCTACTAGGCTACATAGGGTGTTCGAGGTGCATGAATCACATCTGCGTCCTATGCACCAAAACTATGACTACGAGGGCAAGGCTATCAACAGGTCAGCAGATCGCCCGTTGAAGAGTTCTTTCGAGACATATGCAGAGAAGTTATCAGGTGAATGGTTAAACAGGAGATTGGTATGAGTGATACTAAATACGGGGAAGCATCGACAGATTGCCTCCGATCAACTGCGGATGAATTACGTATGGAGTGGGCAGAGGCTGTCAACACTGTGGACGAGGCATTGGAGTTCTACTATGACCACGTTAGGGATACACCAGTGGACAGTGACTATGACCGCAATGACGTGGGGACAGTGCAACGTGCGTGGCAACGCGTACAACAGGGGTAAGTTATGGACTATAGAAAGAGAGAAAGTACCATCTATAAGGTGTTCACTGTAGGCGTAATAATAGCCTACTTTATGGTAAGCGAAATAGCCTACGTGGAGTGTATGACCCTAGGCATATGTTAATTAACTAAAAGTTATAACACGTGTTATAACAAAACAACTCGGAGCAATATTATGGCTATGTATAATTATGGGCTAGACAGTTTCACGCACGTGGAGCATTTGTATAACAACACCAAACCAATCAGGGGTAGCAACATAGTACCGTTGGGTGACCGTAGACGTAAGTGGGAGTGCATCATCAAGGTGTCCCCACACCAGTACGTGTTATCAGATTACGGGGAGCATCAGCAACATGCCACTGCCGCAGTGGTCTGGACTCGCAATGCCGATGGCACTGACACAGTAGAATTTAACAATGAGTCAGGTAACTATGCACACAATAGCAGGTATTCTTTCCTAGAAAGATGTATGCCTTATGATATGAGGTTTACCGTAGAAAGTGGCAAGCAGTACGTGCGTTATGATGGCAACCGCTACTACCTACCCAAGGAGCAAAACAAACCTGTAGTGTTTACCAGTGCTAAACAGAATCCGGTCTCTGACTACCGGCATAGTACGGTATGGACACTTACCAGTGACGTACACCCCGTGCCTGTCACACGTGTACGTGTTAACAAAGAAGCCAAGGCACCGTATAAGAAAGCTATCGACGAGTACCTGCATTGGTCGTGGACTATGGCTCCAATACTCGAGGGCACTATGAGTTGGGAGACAGATGGCAAGGTACTTAGAGAAGCGGCTTACATGGGGCATGGAGAGTTCTGTGACATGTTGGAAGACGAGCAACACGAGAAACGTACGACGATGTTGCACGCGTTCCTTATCCAGTTATCTCGCACGTTAGGTAATAGGAGTTGGGCACAGGAGGCGTATGTCCCGCTAACAAGTGACCCTAAGAAGTTCCGTAGTAAGTTTAACTCGTGGGTGAACAATATGGGTGGGTTCAATGACCAGTTTGAAGAATTAAGGGGAGGGAAATAACATGTCAATGTATGCTTATGACGACGAAGGTAAGTTTGTTATACACAGTGTCGAGGACGCTTCGCAGTGTCCGAGTGCAAGTGATGGGGATGGTAGCGAGTACCGTACGGAAGTTCTATGGTTCGCAGATGCAGTGCGTAAGGCATTTAGGGGTTGTGAGGTACGTCCTGATAGTTACAGACATGGCGATCCAATGTTTCACGTTTTCATGCCAGAAGATTTATTTACGATGGGGTGGATAACTGTAACCTTCAACCATGATAAAGAGGCTCTGGAGTACATAGTATATAGTAGGGACATCACCAATAACAAATATACAAATTACTCCATAGAGTTCCGTTGTAAGGTTACTACTAGGAAAGATGTCGCTATCAGAAATGCTAAGAAGTACCTACGTAGGTTTTCACCTGTAGAGGTGATAAATGGCACAGTAAGAAAATGTGAACGCGCCATAACCGATAAGTATGGGGACTACGTGATGGCATTGGATAACAAGTGGCGTAGTCTGTTCCATGCCGATTGGAACGATTCCAGAGAGGCATCTTGTAAGGCCATGCTATCCGAGATGTACATGCTTATGGACTCGGGGCATGAGTTTATGGACAAGGAGTTACCGGAAAAGCTGACACAATTACGTGATGCTAAGGCAGAGAAAGAGCAGGCATATAAGGATAAGAAACTGCCTATGTATTCGGTACGTGTGTACGAGAGGTTAGGTAAGCAAGCGTTCGATGTATGCGCTATACCCGATATAGGGGACACTCATTCACACAGGTTCAAGGATAACTTTGAGAGTTTTACTTATTACGAAGATTTGCCTGAAGATATACTCGGTAAACTGTCCACGTTGTCAATATGTGACATAGACACTTATGTACCAAGGGTAGGTTATCGCTATAGCGAAGGCATGTTCTATGTCACGCAGTGACACGATATGGGACGATCCGACAGATATGCCTAACGCCTATCGCGTTTCTACGCTGGGATACACCAACAGTATCGAGGTAACGTGTTTAGGTATGAATTGTGTTGACGCGGAGTGCGAGGGGTTATATGATCTTGATGGAGATGTACCGAAGTGGCTTGAAGAGAGGCTTTCGGTTCTCCTGTTATGTGACCCTACGCCGCCCACTGAACCTGTAGAGGGTATTGGTAGGCGTATAGATGAACACACGTTTTGGGTATTTAAATAGATATTTAATTACATATTAGGATGTATATATGAAACTTAAAATTGCAGTAATGTTAATTATGGCTTGCGCTTACTCGGCTCAGAGTCATGCCGCGTGTACCTACAAGAAAGATGCTTGGGGTAACACTAAGTACCATTGCGACAGTGGGCAGAGTGGTACGTTACGTACCGATGCTTGGGGTAATACCCGCGACTCTGGTACTGGGCTTACATACAGAAAGGATGCATGGGGTAACACCCGTAGTAGTGATGGTACTACTTACCGTACCGATGCGTGGGGCAACCTGCGGGGTAGTGATGGTACTACCGCAAGGAAAGATGCTTGGGGTAACACGATCATAACCAACGGTAGCACTACAACTAAATGCCGCACTAATGCTTGGGGCAACGTAGTTTGTAACTGATACCAGTTCTCGACTAAAAAGGGGGCACTTATGGCGATGACGCCAGAAGGTAAGGTTAAGAAGAAGGTCGTTGAGCAACTGAAAGCGTTAGGGTGTTATTACTTTTTCCCTGCTACTGGGGGGTATGGTAAGAGCGGAGTACCTGACATAGTAGGTTGCTATAACGGGAAGTTCTTTGGGATCGAATGTAAAGCGGGTAAGAACACACCAACAGCTTTACAGGAGAAGAATCTCAGAGAGATAAGCGAAGCGTACGGAATTGCGTGCGTAGTTAATGAAACCAACATGAACGATATTAGACAAATCCTCGGAGGATAGTATGAGTATTGATGATGCAACACCTCGCGACTGGGATAGGTTACGTAAACTTGCCCCCGCCATAGAAAAGACTGAGCCAACCGGATTAGATAAAACCGGACTGGAGAGATGGGGTGTGACGGATACCCAATCGGATATGGTCAATCACCCCGATCACTACACCTACGGCAACATCGAATGCATTGAGGGTATAGAAGCAAGTATGACGCCCGAAGCATTCGAGGGGTACTGCAAGGGTGCAGTGCTCAAGTATATATGGAGATATGAGCGGAAGGGTAAGCCGTTAGAAGACCTGAAGAAAGCGCAGTGGTACCTAAACAAGTTAATAGAGGCTACTGACTATGAGTAAGGGTAGCCGTCAACGCCCAACTACCAAGGAGTTTTGGGACAACTGGGATAACGTGTTTGGGGATAAGGAAGCCCCCAAGCATATTACCGAAGCCGAGCACAAGGCAGACATGGAAGTAGTGGACATAGAGGAAGACGAAGGGATGAAAACATACGAAGCGTATGTCATCGGCGGCACAAGCCGCAGGGTAATAATCGAGGCCAAGAACCTAGTCGAGGCTGAACTCGAGGCTATTCGGGAGTTCACCGCACTCGTTGGTGCTGAAGGTCATGTTGAGGTTGTGGACATAGAGCAATGTTTAGACGTCCACGACCATCGACGTGGAGGATGAAGATGGACTTGATAACGGTTGACTTTGAAACGTATTATGACAAGGACTTCTCTCTCCGTAAAATGACAACAGAAGCCTACATACGTGATCCTCGCTTTGAGGTAGTGGGTGTAGGGGTGAAGGTAAATAACAATGCTACAGAATGGGCTAGTGGTACGCACGAAGAACTTAAAGAATACTTACATTCATTCGATTGGGGTTCATCTGTACTACTATGTCATAACACTTTGTTTGATGGCGCTATTCTTAGTTGGCTATTTGACATTCATCCTCGCATTCTTACTGACACCCTTTGTATTGCTCGTGCTCTTCACGGTGTTGAAGTTGGCGGCTCTCTCCATGCGCTTACGCAGAGATACGGCCTCGGCACTAAAGGGACGGAAGTACTAGATGCGATAGGTAAGCGTAGGTTGGACTTTACTGATGCAGAGTTAGATAAGTATGGCGACTACTGCATAAATGACGTGGAACTAACCTATAAGTTGTTTAATGTTATGGGCAGAGGCTTCCCGAAGAACGAACTCCGGTTGATAGACTGTACGCTACGTATGTTCGTGGAGCCTGTACTGGAGTTGGATTTGGGGCTACTGGAACAACATCTGGAAGATACCAAACAGATAAAAGAGGACTTGATAACGTCTTCTGGTGTTACAAAGAAAGAACTTATGAGCAACCCTAAGTTTGCCGAATTGCTTGAGGGGCTAGGTGTGATACCCCCCACAAAGATAAGCCTTACCACAGGCAAGGAAACATTCGCGTTCGCCAAGAACGATGAACAATTCAAGGCATTGGAGAACCATACTAACCCTAAAGTACAAGCACTTGTAACCGCTAGGCTAGGCACGAAGAGTACGCTTGAGGAATCACGTACTGAGAGGTTTATAGGTATAGCTAAACGCGGACTTCTCCCGGTTCCTGTAAGATACTACGCGGCACACACTGGTAGGTGGGGTGGCGATGACAAGATCAACATACAAAATTTACCTAGCCGTGGTGTGAATGGTAAGAAGTTAAAGAACAGTATGCTTGCCCCCGAAGGATACACGATGGTTGACTGTGACTCGTCGCAGATCGAAGCGCGTGTACTGGCGTGGCTTGCAGGGCAGGATGATTTAGTCCAAGCGTTTACCGATAAGGAAGACGTGTATATAAAGATGGCATCTAAGATATACAACATACCAGAAGAAGTGGTCACGAAAGACCAACGCTTTGTAGGTAAGACCACCATTTTGGGCGCAGGGTATGGTATGGGTGCGGTACGCTTTGCAGATCAACTACAGTCGTTCGGTACTCACATGGATGTAGAGGAAGCACGAAGGGTAATCCGAATCTACCGAGATGCTAACTGGAAGATAAACACGTTATGGCGTGATTGTCAGAACATGCTGGTGGAGATGTCGCGTGGTAACTCGGGTAGTCTCGGCCCCAATGGGATAATCAAGTACGGGGCTGACGGGCGTAATGGTTGGATACTACTACCGTCTGGACTCAAGATGCGGTATGACGACTTACAGTACGAGCAAGGCGAGCGTGGGCCGGAGTTTAAGTATAAGACTAGGCGCGGGTACACTAGGATATATGGCGGTAAGGTTACAGAGAACATATGCCAAGCGGTAGCTAGATGTATCATCGGAGATCAGATGTTAGCGATTGCTAAAAGGTATAAGGTGGCTTTGACTGTACACGATTCCGTGGTATGTTGTGTACCAGAGGATGAACTTGAAGAAGCTACACGTTATATTGAAGAGTGTATGAGTAGCACCGCACCGTGGGCAGAAGGCTTACCCATTACGTGCGAATCAGACAACGGTAAATCTTACGGAGAGGCGGCAGGATGAGTGATATAGAAAAAGCAATGAAAGAAGCACACGAGTTTGCGGATAGAGAAATAAAGAAAGCAACTAGTACAATTACTGGATTACGTGACAAGGTTACAGAATACGCATTTAGCACTGTAGAGACTAACAGGATAAACGCGGTAGGTTTTGCTGTAATATTACTGATACTAGGAGCATGGTTTGGGTAACGTAACGGATATTAACGAGTTTAAACGTGCAAAAGATGTAGCTCAGAGCAACCCCGAAACTGACGGAGATTACCTGACTATAATAGTAGGAGAAACAGAAGAGGGGGAAGATATAATACTTATAGAGCAGTGCGAGATGGAAGGCACTACGGAACATAAGAACACTATATCTATGGATGAGGAAATGCTACACACCTTGATAAGCGAGTTAATAGTAACCGCAGGGATAATAAAGGGTAAGGACTTATAATGAGTATAACCCCGTGGTCGTTCTCAAAGATTAAGTCGTTTGAGCAGTGCCCTAAGAAGTTCTACCATCTCAAGGTGGCGAAGGACTACAAAGAGCCAGAGACAGAAGCCATGCTATATGGCACTGCCGTACACTTGGCCGCAGAAGAGTACATTAGGGATGGCAAACCGCTACCCGAAAAGTATAATTACTGTAAAGATGTACTTGATGTCCTGAATAACATAGAAGGCGAGAAGCTGTGCGAGTTGGAGATGGGACTCACTGAGAACCTTGAGCCGTGCGGATTCCGAGATGATAACGTGTGGTGGCGAGGTATTGCCGATTTAGTTATCCTAAACAAACGCACCAAAACAGCTTATGTGGTAGACTACAAGACAAGTAAAAATACTAGGTACGCGGACAAAGGCCAGTTAGAACTGATGGCTATGAGCATGTTCAAGATGTACCCCAAGCTAGAGAAAGTGAAGGGTGGCCTATTATTTGTAGTGTGTGGTGAGTTAATAAAGGAAGACTACTCCAAGCCGGATGAGCCTAGGCTATGGGAGAAGTGGTTATCAGACTACAGCCGCATGGAACAAGCATTTGAAAATGATGTGTGGAATGCCCACCAGAGTGGATTATGTCGTAGGCACTGTATCGTTACAGAGTGCGTACACAACGGGAGAAACTAATGCGTAAGAAAAGAAAAAAGCAGGTCAATGCCCCTGTCGGCAGTAAAGCGTTCGAGGCTAGGATGGAGCGACAGCGTGCCAGACGTAAGATGGATAGAGAAGGTAAAGACGCCAATGGTAACGGCAAGGCTGACAAGCGTGAAGGTAAAGACGTTAGTCACAAGAAGGCACTGAGCAAAGGCGGCACTAACAAAGACGGTGTTACAGTAGAAGACCGCTCAAAAAACCGTAGTCGTAACTACAAAAAGAAAGGCAGTAGAAAGCCTAAATAAGTATTTCTCCCTTGGTTGGGTTGACGCTTACTTGATGCGTCTTTAAATGATGTCGTGCCCCTTCCTTGTGGCATTATGGATCAGCGGCATAAAATCGAGTAGTCTAGGGGTTGTACATTACCCCATAATGCAGACTTAGCCCTATCTGTAGACGAAGCAGGGCTACTAAATTTTTTCGCGTGACGTGGACACCCACTTCATGCTATTTCGTATCGGAGCGATAAATGAAGATAGTAGATGATAAGGCGTTATTACTTACGCTACGTAACCCCGCAAAGGTTACATCGGTAATACCAAAAAGCAGGGAGTTAGCAAACAATCAAGTACTTGTTAACTGGGGGTTAGAAGAGACACAGGTACTGCGCAACATGAATATTAATGCGCCATCTCCTATAGAATCTAAATACGATTGGACAGGTAAGTACACTCCATTCGACCACCAAAAATCTACTGCTAGTTTCTTTACCTTACACCGTAAGGCGTTCTGCTTTAATGAACAGGGTACAGGAAAGACTGCCAGTGCTATATGGGCATCAGACTACCTTATGGAACAAGGTGTAATTAGGCGGGTGTTAGTTATATGTCCTCTATCTATTATGGACTCCGCGTGGAGGAATGACTTATTCAGTTTTGCTATGCACCGTAAGGTAGACGTAGCGTATGGGGCGAAGGCTAAACGTACGCAGATAATAGAAGGCGATGCAGAGTACGTAATAATAAATTATGACGGGGTAGAGATCGTGGCAGATGCCGTAGCCAACGGAGGATTTGACCTTATAATCGTTGATGAGGCTACGCACTACAAGAACCCACAGACGAAACGATGGAAAACCCTTAACAAGTTAGTTGGGCCAAGTACGTGGTTGTGGATGATGACAGGTACTCCTGCCGCGCAAAGCCCTACCGATGCGTATGGTATAGCTAAACTCGTTAATCCCAACGGAGTGCCTAGGTTCTTTGGTTCCTTCCGCGATCAAGTTATGACAAAAATAACTAACTTCAAGTGGATACCCAAGGAAGATGCTACCAACACAGTACATAGAGTATTACAACCTGCTATACGGTACACCAAAGAAGAATGCTTAGACTTACCTGACATGATATACACAAAGAGAGAAGTACCTCTGACTAGGCAACAGACTAAGTACTATAAAGAATTAAAGAATAAGATGATAATGCAGGCGGCAGGAGAACAGATAAGTGCCGCCAATGCCGCAGTTAACATGAACAAGTTACTACAAATATCCGCAGGTGCGGTATACACCGACGAGGGGGACTCTCTTGAGTTTGACATATCCCCCCGCTACAAGGTACTCCGAGAAGTAATAGATGAGTCTAGCAAGAAGGTGTTGGTGTTCGTACCGTTCAAGCATACGATTGACCTACTGACTAATAAGCTACGTGATGATGGTATATCTACGGAGATAATACGTGGAGATGTAAGTGCCGGTAAGCGTACCGAAATATTCAAACGGTTCCAAGAAGCTGATGATCCCCGCGTGTTGGTAATACAACCCCAATCAGCGGCACATGGTGTAACCCTAACTGCGGCAAATACAGTGGTATGGTGGGCACCTACAAGTTCCCTAGAAACATATGCTCAAGCTAACGCTCGTGTACACAGATCAGGACAAGACCACAAATGTACCGTCGTGCAGCTACAAGGTTCGCACGCAGAGAAACGTGTTTACGCACTGCTAGATAACAGAATAGACATTCACACAAAAATGATTGATCTTTACAAAGAAATACTTGACTAGCTAATAATAAGTCACTAAAGTTAACCTCCCGTTAGTAAAGGAGCGCGTAATGAGTGAAAGCAAGTCTACCGCAGAACAGTTAACCAAGGTTTATCTCAAGATAAAGGATAAGCGTTCAGAACTTTCAGCGGAGTTTAAAGAGAAAGACGGCAAACTGTCCGAGCAGATGGATAAGGTAAAGAAAGCCTTGTTGGAGTACTGCAAGGAGCAGGGCGTCGATAGTGTAAAAACTTCAGCGGGACTGTTTTATCGGTCTGCAAAGACTAGGTATTGGACTAGTGATTGGAGCCATATGCACGAGTTTGTTTTAGAGCATGAAGCACCAGAGTTACTTGATAAACGACTCAACCAATCAAATATGAAGCAGTTTCTGGAAGAAAACCCCGACCTTGTACCTAAAGGTCTTAACGTAGACTCAGAATATGTAGTCTCAGTAAGGAGGAAATAATGTCAGCGGCATTTGTACCGATTGAAAATGTAGCAAAACACTTCACTGTGTCAGTATCAACGATACGTGCGTGGCTACGGGCAGGTAAGATACCTGCGAATACCTATATAAAGGTAGGTTCTACTTATCGCTTTAATTTACCCGATGTAGAATCGGCCCTTGTAGGTAAACCCACAGAGATTGTGGAAGAAGCACCCCAAGGTGACTTGATGTATGAGCAGTTAGAGTTAGATTTGGATGATGACGCCTGATGAGTAGTAGCGGACTACGCCGAATCAGTATACGTGGTGGCAAGTTTCACGTTATAGCTGATGGTGAGGAAGTTACTAGGGACTTAGGTTATATGGATGTGGTGATAGTAAATGCCGCTCCAGTTTCTCGCGCTTACTATGGCGATGCGTATGACCCCAATAGGGTTGCGGTACCTACGTGTTGGTCTGCCGACACACAAGTACCTTCAGTAGATGTACCCCAAGATCAGCGGCAAGCAATGCGCTGTATGGACTGCCCTCAAAATATAAGAGGTTCTGGCCAGTACGGGGGTAGGGCTTGCCGGTTTGCACAGCGATTAGCAGTTGCATTTAAGGACAGCCCTGAAGAGGTGTATCAGTTACAGATACCTGCCACGTCTATATTTGGCAGTACTAATAGCGGAGACATGGGTATGCAAAATTACGCCCGTTTACTCGCTAAACATGACACACCTGTAGTTACTATCACCACCAGAATTTATTTTGATGAGGATAGTGTTGTACCAAAACTTTGCTTTAAGCCTATAGATCGCTTAGACGAAGACACGATTGGTAGGGTTTCGGCCATGATTGACCATGAGGATACTGCTCAGGCGATCACTATGTCTATCCCTATAACAAGTGAACCTGTGTCTCCGTTTGGTGTGGTGGAAGGTTTCGAGTTAAATGCAAATTAATCATTTAGGATTTATAAGATGGCTACAAATAATCAGTATGTAATATCAGACGTTGAGGCTCTATGGCCTCGTATCAATAAGACTTACAAGTTCGATAACGCGGAAAACCGCACCGTAGCGTGTGACCCGTTTGACGATGGCGCTAAGTATGAAACCCGCTTCCGTATGACTAAAGACCAAGCCAAGGCTCTGTTCGTAGAGATGGTTAAGGCGTACGAAGCAAAGAAAGAGAAAGGGTGGCCTGACAAGTTCGACATGCCTTTCAAGAAAGAAGAAGACGGTACTTATACGCATAAAGCGTCTTTGAAAGGGGCATATGGTAAAGACGCTACCTATAAGCCTGTACAGTACGATGCGAAAAGCGTTAAACTACCAGACGACTTCATGCTAACCACAGGCAGTACTGTTAACATTGCCGTTACGTTTACTCCTTATAATATGCGTGAAGCGGGAGTATCTCTAAGGCTACGTGCGGTGCAGGTTACGAAGTACGTACCTATGGAAGCGGCATCCCCGTTTGGTACTGTAGAGGGAGGATTTCAGTTCTCTGCGGAAGACAATCCGTTTGAAGTAGCTGAAGCCCCTGCTCAAGCCCCTGCGGAAGTAGTAACTGATGAGTTGTTTGGGGATGATGAACCCGCAAAAGTTGAGGAGCCAAAGAAAGTGGTTAAGAAAAAAGCTCCTGCACCAAAAGCATCTGACGATGCACTGGCTGATATAGTAGCCGACTGGGACGACTAGTCCTGCAAGACTAAACTGTAGCTAGGTTATATTCCGAAAAGGGCGTGCAAGCGCCCCTGCTACAATACCTCTCGGATTTAGGTATTTATTATGCAAGTAGAAGATTTTTTAAGAAGGGTATTGGGGGAAGATGGGTATTACTGCCTATTCTCTTTCCATACGAAGGGCGACAGGAGGGTACAGAAGTTCTATACCTCCATAGGGGACATGGCTGATGCCGCACGTGAGAGAGACAGCAAAGGATATGATTCTTATTTTGCACTTAGTACATTTAAAGAAACAAATTCGCGTAGAGTAGATAATGTACACCAACTCAAGTCTTTCTTTTTAGACCTCGACTGCGGGGTGAGTAAAGATTACCCAGATCAAGATAAAGCCCTTATAGCATTACAGGGGTTCTGTAAGACGTTATCACTCCCCAAACCTAAACTAGTTAACTCTGGGCGTGGCGTACACGCATACTGGTTCCTTTCGGAGCCGATAGGATTGGACGACTGGCTCCCTGTGGCAGAGCGTCTAAAGAAGTTATGTGCTGAACATGGACTACTAGCTGACCCTGCTGTCACTGCCGATGCCGCTAGGGTACTGCGCGTGCCTACTACGCACAACTATAAGACTGATCCCCCATCTCCTGTAGATTTCTTTGGGGATGACCACCCTGACAACGTAGACTTTGATAAATTCTCGGCTTTGTTGGGAGGAGGGTTGATACCAGTTCCCAAGAAAATGATTCCGTCAGGTAGCAATGCGGTTATGGATGCATTACTTGGTAACAAACAAAACAAATTTAAAGACATAATAGCCAAGACTATGCACGGTACAGGTTGTGAGCAACTACGTAGTATATGGCAAGACCAAGAAAATTGTAGTGAGCCTATGTGGAGAGCAGGGCTATCTATTGCTAAGTTCTGCGTTGACTCTGAGTCAGCGGCACGCAACATATCTAAAAACCATGCAGAGTACACTCCCGAAGATACACAGGCAAAGATGGAACTTATTAAAGGGCCATACAAGTGTACGTCTTTTGACGAGTTCAACCCTAACGTGTGCCCGAACTGTCCTAACTGGGGGAAGGTGAAGTCCCCCATAGTGCTAGGCAGTAGCGTGGTGGAAGCTACCGAAGAAGATAATGTGGTGGAAGTACCCGCATTAGACTTACCCAATGCCCCAACTACTACCTATGTTATTCCGGCATACCCGAAGCCGTTCTTTAGGGGTACTAATGGAGGCGTTTACCTACGTACCACCAATGCCGAAGGCGACCCCGATGAAAAGGTTGTCTACCACAACGACCTGTATGTAGTTAAACGTATACAAGATGTCGAGATGGGTGAGGCTGTAGTTGTTAGACTGCACCTGCCTAGAGACGGCGTTAGAGAATTTACGATACCCCTTACCTCTGTAACTTCCAAAGAAGAATTGCGGAAGCAGATGTCTATGAACGGGGTAGCTGTATCGAGGATGGATGAACTTATGACTTATATGACTACGTGGGTAAACGAGTTACAGGCTACTAGCGTTGCAGACGAAGCACGTAGGCAGTTCGGGTGGACAGATGATTCTTACAAATCATTTGTAGTAGGCAACCAAGAAATATTTGCGGACACTATAAAAGCTAACCCTCCTTCTACCCCCACAGCGGGGCTGTTTCATGCGTTTGAACCTGCGGGTACGCTACAGGAATGGATAGATATGGCCAACTTTTATGATCGTGATGGGTTTGAATTACACCAGTATATAGTTGGATCAGCTTTTGGATCACCACTTATGGCGCTTAGTCCCATAGCCTGCGCAGGGTTCCACGTGCATAGTAAAGACAGCGGCCTTGGTAAAACTACTGCTATGAACGTAGGGGCTTCAGTTTGGGGCGACCCAGAGACTCTGGTGCTTGATAAGAACGACACGCAAAACTCCAGAATGTTACGCGGAGAGGTATACCATAACTTACCATTATATATTGACGAGATGACTAACGCTAAGGGTGATGACTTGTCAGATATGATATATCAACTGTCTGGAGGTAAGCAGAGAAACCGTATGACAGGGGGTGGAGCAAACACTGAACGAGCACGGGGTAAACCTTGGAGTCTATTAGCTGTTACTACAGGCAACACTAGCATCATTGAGAAAGTCAGCATGTATAAGGCTATGCCGAAAGCAGAGGCACAGCGTATGCTAGAGACCAAGGCGGTTAAGCTGTTCAAGGAATCAGGCACTAAAAGTATTACGGACGCCCATGCACGTAACTCTGTCAGCATATACGGTCACGCAGGTACAATTTACATACAATATGTTATGGCTAACATCGAAGGTGTTAAGTCTTTACTAGCTACAGTACAGGCCAAAATAGACTCAGCGGCAGGGCTTACAGCGGAGAACAGGTTCTGGTCGGCAGGAGCGGCATCCAACCTAACAGGGGTGCTTATAGCTAAGAAGTTGGGACTTGTTAATTACGATACCAATAAACTTTTTAAGTACGTTATTAAGCTACTACGCGAGAACATGCACTCGGTATCGGATATGACTTCTTCAGCGGCAGATACCCTGAACGACTACATACACGAGCACTGGGGTAGCATACTTAAAATTAAGAGCACTGACGATCTACGGAAAGGGCAGGGCAACGGTATGGATGGGTTAGTAATACCTGAACTAGACCCTAAGATTCGTTTAGTAGGTAGGTATGAAACGGATTTGAAACGTGCGTATTTAGTACCGAAACCTTTAAAGGCGTGGTGTGGACGACAGCAGATAAACTATGGTTCGTTTGTACAGGAACTTAAAGAAGATTTTGGGGGTAAGACTATGAAGATGCGACTAACTAAGGGTACTACCACACAACTACCACCTGCAAATGTAATATCCGTAGACTGTTCTAGGGTAGATGTAGATACACTATAACATGTTAATGGTAGATGATTTATCGCCCGACGGAATTAAGATCGTGGTGAACTGGGATGCTATGCACGTGGGGGCATCTGTGTTTATACCGTGTCTAAACACTCAAGTAGCTAAAGAACAGGTTGTATCGCTGTTTAAACGTAAGAAATGGCAAGTTAAAGTAAAAATAGCCATAGAAAATGGCAAATTAGGTATACGTATCTGGCGTACTATATGATACTATATGAGACGTAGTGAGACTCCCCTGACTCACTATGGTTATACCCCTCTCAACCCCCTGCTCGTTTCCGAGGCGACAGGGGGTTTTTTATTAATACCCTTTGTTGTACTCCATGTTACTAACCATTATCGCGTGTTGCATCAGCGGGTTTATAGTAACTCCATTGTGCATCTTGGCTGACGTAGCCATGTGCGATTTAACTGACTTGCTTATCTGCTCAGGAGTTACAGCTACAGTAGGATGTCGGTTGTTATGAGCTATTATATCCTTTAGTACTTCCCCCATAGTTTCGTGGTCGCCCATCCGCTGTGCAATGTAGAACTTCTTAGTGAGCATAGACCGCTTAGAAGTAATGGCTTTTTCTACTCCTTTGTTCCGTGCAGATATTTCTTGGCGGTACGTATATTCCGCAGGAGGGAATCCGAAAGCCTGCGCCGCAAAATCTCCTACAGTCATGTCATCGTAGATGGGGTCTTTCCTGCGAGATTGTATACCACCTTCCCTCGCGTAACGCCCTACGGTGCTACGGTACAAATTAGTAATACCGGCAGGCATAAGGTTCTCCATACCACGTTCAAAGCTACCGTACTCGCTTGAGTTGAAGTCATCGTATGCACGCTTGAGTCTAGTGCCTGTACTTAATGCAGGGCCACCTAGATAGAATCCTAGGCTCTCTTCGAGAGATGGGTCTTTGTTAAACCTGTTTTCCTGCAACACTAGGTTACTTAAACTTACACGTGAGGCTACATCCGTACCTGTTAGCGCGGTGACTGCACCTTTGTACCAACCTTCACCTAAGTATTTACGTGTTATGGTGCGAGCATCGTCCTCTTCATCATCCAAGAACATGTCAGCTATCATAGTGACTGCGCCATATAGCGGAAGCCCCTGCACCCCAGCAAAGAATAACGCCGACATGTGTATACCCAACATCTGTTTAAACGCCATGTTACGTAGTTGCTTACCTTCAGCGTCATTAGCAAACATATTATCTGAAGCTAACTTAGCAGATTTCAGCATGGTGTAGTACATCTGTAGGCCGTAACTCTTATACATCAAAGCCACACGCCCGATACCCTGCTGTGAGTACCCTGCCGCAGTCTCTAGTACAGAACCGCCATTGGTTTCCTGTGCAAAGTATAGGGCTTCTTCTGCCGCTAACTCCATACGCGCTTCGGAACTACTAGGCACGTCTACAAACTTGGCCTGTACCGCACTGTAGAACTTCTTATCTCCTTCAGCCTTGTGCATAGCATCTAGCTTGTCTAGGTTGAGGTCGTATGACGCGGCTACGGTTGTCTGGCGGTTAAACCTTTCTGCCGCGTTGAACATAACAGCAGACAGTGCAGACGTACCATCTAGAAACCTAAGAGCACGGTTCTTGTTCTTTTTACGTCCTACGTCATTCACGCCTAGCTGGTCGGCTATAGTAGAGTGATGTATCTGTCCACGGTTCTTAGCCATCTTTACTAGGGGTATCATACGATTGAAGTGCTTTATCTTCGCGTCAGCTTCCGCCTTGGTAGCAGAGGTATCCCGTATTTTCTTCTCTTGAGAAGGTTTTAAGGTGTACACATCATCCCTAGTAACGACTCCGTTAGCATCAGTAGTACTAACTTCTTTAATGTCGTAGTACTCGTCGATAGATATTTTAGATGCACCTACAAACTTGGACGCCCTACCCAAAGCGGCTGTAGATTCCATAGCCCCAAACTTACTTGTTAGGTATGGCCCAACTACTAGAGGTATCTGTGACAAGTTAACAAGTGCTGACGAGGCGTTGAAACCAATGGTGTAGATAAAGGCTGTCTGGTTAGCGCGTTGGAAGTACGGCTCCGTACCTTTGTTCTTAGCGCCCCTCCGTGCAAAGTCTGCGCGGTTCAGCATTTCATCTCTAACCATACCGAATGTATCTTCGTTAACGCCTTCAGGAGTACCCTTGTCATACACTTCGTCTATGGCTCTTTCGATCGCACGTATGTCCCCACCATAACGCATCTTCTCTATTTGAGCGCCAAGGTCGTAACCTTTTACTTGCATACCTAGCCCAGCATCTTGTATGTACCCAAGGGTGTTCTTACGTTTTTGTAGGGACTTAGCGAAAGAAGTTTCTGGGAGAGACTCGATAAACAGCCGCATGACTTGCTCTTGCATTTCCGCGTCTTTATCCTGCCCGCTCGCGGATATTACGTCTAATACGTCAGCTACGAAAGAACCTGCGGGAGCACTCTTCCAACTAGACTTCCTAGTGTCCGCATTATATGACTCTACTGTACCTTCTACAGTGTCGGCGTCATCTTGGACTGTCCTCAAGGCGCTATCCCGCTCTCCCTTAGTTTCAAACATAAGGAATACTGGTTCTTCTCGTATGTTACCGTTGTCGTCAGCGATGCGAGTAGAGTAAGACAGCTTATAATTACCTTGACGTATCAGAGGGAAGTACACATCCATAGTCTTGCTATCTAATAGACGTTCGTTCATCTCTTTCTTTATCTTCGCTTTAGTAGACCTAGGCGTGTTATCACCTATTGCATCTATCTCACGGTTAATAACAGCTATAAGGTCTTCGTGCATACGCTTGTATTCTGCACGCAGAGCGGTGAACTGATCCCTACCGCCTTTGTTTAACTTCTTCCATTGCTCTTGGTTGGCTTTCCACACTTCAAATAGATTTCTGTCGTCTAGTGCAGTCTGCCCGCTGTATTTCTTTTTAGCTTCCGCCTCGGTAAGAGTAGGGTCTACCTGATATATAGTAGCGCCGTGTTCTTGGCTGTAGATAATGTTATCTAATAACTGCTTCTGCTCTACGTTCTTCTTGGCCCACTTGTTGTAAGCCTCCAAGACATTTTCTATCTTACCGTCCGCTCTTGCGATAGCCCCTCGCTGTTCCTCGAACTTGGCGTGTAGCTTTATGCCTAACTGACCAAACCCATTGTTTCTGGCCACATCGCCCAGTGCTTGAGAACCCGTTAACTTGAGAAAGACTTCTTTAGCTGTACCTTTAACACCGCTGTTTAAGAAGTCCGTAGCACCCTCAATGAAAGATCGCTTGGAGCCAGTAGACACGCGCTTTTGGATGTCCGTCATGTCGTCCATTACTTTTCTAACACCGTCTTGGGTAGACACCATGTTCATCGCGGGCGCGTCTATGGTATTAATGTTAGGTGACAGCATGGTGAGTATAGCCGCGTCAGCGGAATCCAGTGCAGAACCTACAGGCTTGGTGTCCATACCGATAAGTCTTCGTACAAAATTAGTAACTGCACGGTAGAATCGCTCTAGGGCGCTGATGTCTTGGCCTTTCGGGTTTATAGATGCTAGCTTGTGTTGGAAGTCGGGATTACTAAACGCCTCAGCGACAAACTCGTTAAGGTTCTTTGCGCCGTAAGCTGTGTCTAAGTACGGCTTAACGTCTTCGTACAAATTGTTTAACTGCTTAGTTGCTGGGTGTGACTTGTTCTTCAGCACGTTAATAGTGGCCGCGTGCGTAGTCTCATGCAGTAAAGCATGTATGGTCAGGGGCATATTCGAGTTAAGTATTACGGTGTTGATCTTAGGATCAAACAAACCTGCAACGTCACTTCTGTCCCCAATGTCGTAGCCTTTGTCTTTTATAGCGGCCTCATTAGCCAATTCTATCTTGGTGTCCCCTGTGTTTTCAGCCAATGCCCTAGCTATCTGCTTCACGCGTTTACTCTTAGCACTCTTAGCAAGGGACTGCAATGCGCCTTTTAAATCACCTTTCTTCAACAACGCGCTAACGTCTTTAGGCAAACGCTCCATAGCCTCGACAGTTACCTTGGGGTCTAGTTCCAAGTTAAGTATGTCAATTTTACCGCCGCCCGCTAGGAAGTTTACCGTGTCAGCCGCTACCCTTGCCGATACTTGTGCGGGGGACATATCTTCAGTAAGAGGTGGTTTGGTAGCGGTCTTGGCCTTACCCTGTACTTTCTCTACGGCTTCGGCAACGGTCGCCAGTTCTTGTTCTTTCTTACTTAGCTTTCGTTGTGCCCTAGGAGTCTCTTCGACTACTTTCTCGGCTTTCTTTTTAGGTTTCTTGCGGTCTGGAGTTACCTGTACCTTACCCTTACTAGCTTCTTCTATCTTCTTATTTCTTGATTCTTCTTGACGCGCCTTCCTATCTTCTACTAGTTGGGCTTCTGCCGCTTTAGTACTGCGCTCGTCAATAGTTTTTTGAGCCGCAGTTGCTCTTTCTTTAGCGACTTGCAGTTGCCTATCTAGCTGGGCGTTAGTTTCTGCACTAAGATTGTCTTTAGCCCACGATAATACCGCTTGAGCATTGGCTCCGCCTGTACCCTGTAAGTTTTCTGCGAGGGGGTCTACACCTGTAGGTAGCGTACCGCTAGGCTTAGTCTCTTTTGCCTCGTCATAGGTTCTATACTTTTTGCTCTGAGGATCACCCGCTTCGCTAACAGCGTTGATAAGTGCATCAGCAGGAGTGTCGAACTGATTCAGGTATTTTTGCACTACTTTAGCTTGCGCCTGCGCTTCTTTTGCTCCTTCGGTAAGGTCTTTACGAACCTGTCTTGGGAAAGTTGTGCCCTTTAACGTCTCTAACTTCGCTGTATCTTGATCCAGTGCAGGGTGACGACCTATAAACTGGTCGCTTTTGCTAAACCTAAACTTGTTTGTGTCTGGGTTAATAGTACGTACAGGAGGAGCAGTCTTTGCCGCAGGAGCCTCGGTAGTGCTAGAGGGAGTAAACCCGACCGCTTCCAACTTCTTCTGCATGTCTGTCTTCGGCTTCGGTTTTGCTTCTACTTTGGGCGGCTTACCCATTAGGGTCGCCATGGCGGTTTCTACTAATGCACCACGCTTAGTTCTTTCTCCTGCTCTAGTAGGGCTAGTGCCTTCGACAGGGCTGTCCAATCCTGCAACGTCAGTTGGTGCAGTATCTCTGGCACCTTCAGGGGTCTCTCTCCCTGCCACGACTGCTGGACTATCTTGAACGCTGTCTCTACCTCTTCCTGTGTCAACTGCTGTAGTAAGTCCACTTTCGTCTCCAGTTTCGATAGCACGGCGGGTCACGCCTTGTCTCTTGGCGGCGGTCTTACTCTGCATACCACCTAGAGGTTGCTGTTGCTGAGTTTGTTTAGGCGTACGCTCCTTAACTTGTGCTTCTAACTGCGCTAGTGCCGCTCTGTTTTCGGTTGCTATGGCGGCATCTCTAGCCTCTGCCTCTGCAACATCTAGGGTACCTTCAAATAGTACGGCGTATTCCTGCTCTATAGCACGTTTTTCTTCTGCGTCTCTAGCCGCCTGAGCTTCGTCTTCTGCTAACAAGGCTTCGACTTCAGCCGTCTCTTGCATGTCCCGTAGCTGCTCTTCTTCTGCACGAGCTACCATGTCAGGTTGTTCAGATATAGCTTCTTGATCCGCCGCTTCTGCCGCTTTCTTACGCTCTCGCGCTATCTTTTTGCGTCCGTACCCAGCTAAGATTTGTTCTGCTAGTTCTACATCTTCCGCAGAACTATTTTCATCAGCTATTACGGCCTCTAGCTCCGCAAGCTCGGCGTCTTCTAGTTCAGCCGGAAATAAATCTTCTTGGGTGTCTTTGCGTTTGTCTCTGGCCTCTTGTTGGCGGCGCTCAAACTCAGCTTGAGTACGTCTATCACGCACGTCTGCACTGGGCATGTCTCCCAAGGCTATTTGAGCTTCTGCTTCCTGCTCTCTTCTAGCTTCGTCTCGCGCTCTACTAGCTTCTTCTTGTTGCGCACGCGTGCCAGCTTCTCCGGTAGGGCTGACTACTATATCATCGGATGGCGCGGGAAGTAGCCCTGCGATTTCTACAGCTTCTTCGTCAGTTATGTCAGGAGCTTCGCCACCATCAGTAGTGCGAGCACGCCCCCTAACAAGTACGTCTGTAAGCGCCTGTAGTATGGCACCTGCACCGCCGCCTATGGTAGCTTCATCGAGCACACCGGCATTGAGTAGTTCTGCTTCGGGATCATACCCACGAGCGTTAAGGTTTTGTAATATTGCGGCGGCGGCTTCCTGTGCGCCTTCAGTTACGCCGGTAGCTGCGGCACTACGCACACGACTGCCTATGCCTGATATGGCTTGTGGGCCAAGTTTATCTAGTACTTTTTGTACGCCGGGAATCTGAAGTCCCTTGGCAATTCTACCTAGGGGAGCGATCTCAGTCAGGCCGATAGCGGTACCACGGAGGGCGGCGGCACTTCTTTCTTCCTCGGTAGCACCAAACTCTCTTGCGCGTTCACTTGCCTCACCTGCACCTGCACCACCAGCAATAACACCCGCAGCAGGTAATGCAGCAGGGCCGAGCAGTGCGGTGGGTAGCAGTGCGCCTATAGAACCAATGCCAGAAGCTAGCTTATAGGATAGGGCTTCTTTGTCTCCACCTTCGGGACGGAAAGACTCGGCCACACGCTTTATCTTGTCACGTGCTTTGAGTTCTTCTTCCTCTTCCAATAAGGTAGCGCCACCAAGAGCGGCAGACTCGTACATACCAACGGCACCAGCACCAAGTCCTGATAACACGTTCTCAACAAAACCTGCGTCACCACTACCTTGTTTTGCTACTTCTTGGCGTAGCATTAACGTAAGTTCTTGTACAACCTCGTACTCGCCATCTTTGTATGCTAGGTCAATAGCTTTTGATAGCTGTTCGATAGAAGCCATATAACTTAATCCTTTTTAAGGGGTAACTTGTCCTAGATAACTTTGTGCTTTCTGACTAGTCTGACCAGAAGTACCGCCTGTCTTCGTAGTACTAGTACCACCTAAAGTACTTTGCATTTTTTGCTGTAAGCTAGTTGTAAGTTGGTTAGTATACCCACCTTGTGATTTAAGTTGCATCAAGAAATCTTCATATATCTCTATGAGTTCATCAAGTTTAGTCTTATCTTTTAGCCCCATAAACGTAGCCTCCATACTTACTAGCTGTGCTCGTGCGGCTTTTATTTCATCTGCATCTTCGACAGGATCAGATGTCTCTATTATATTGTTTAGTCTCTGCATTTCTGGTTGCAACGCCTTAAAGTGTTCTTCTCTAAGGTCGTTACTTTTACCAACTAAACCCTCAATGGAACTTGCAATATCTTGTAAGCTAGCTTGATTTTGTACTAACTCCCGTAGCTTGGCTTCGCCACTAACACGTATGGCATCAATCTTGTTCTTAATGCCGTTTTGGTTAGTCTCATACATTCTATCAGCTTCTTTAGAAGCTAGTGTAAGGTCAGCTTCACTAATATTAGCCATAGTATTCATGGCGGCGGCCACATCGTTAGTGTACACCTCAAACGCTTTTGCGGCGTCTGTGTTTATGTCTTTTATTACCTTATTCTTTTCGGTCTCGTTCTTGACATACATATCACGTTGTTGAGCTATGCTACCCTGCCGACTTGCAGCTAAGTCACGATCAAAACGCCCACGAGCCGCAGCAGCAGACCCGCTAGTGCCACCTACCATAAGCCCTTCTAATCCGGCGGCTCTTCTTCTTTTAGCTACTGCCTCGGGAGCTAACATTTCCTTATCTAGTTCTTCTTTCTGCTGTAAGTACTTAGCTAAACCTTCTTGGTATTTTTCTACGCCATACCCGCCTTTTGCAGCATCGTCAGCAGCAAGCCTAGTTATCTCTTCTTTTTTCTTTTCTTCGGGGTCTACGTCCATACGACCTTCTAGTTTGCCTATAAACTTGTCACCCAGCGCCTCAGTCAACTGGGTTTTGCTTATACCAGAAATATCAGGTGCAGCAGTGGCTAGAGCCGCCGCAAGTTGGTCATCGACACTCATGCCTTGTCCGGTAGCAGCAAGCCCGCCGGTAGCGGGAGCAGTAGCAGAAGGAGTAGTTCCAACAGGCGCAGGAGCGAGTACAGTACCAGCTCCAACAGGCGCAGTAGTAGCAATGCCCGTAGCAGGAGAGGTAGAAGGAGCAGGAGCGCCAGTCATAGCAGATTGCAGAGCAGAACTTTGAGCACTAGATAGTCCCCCTTGAATGCCTGCCGCTTTTGCATCTTGCGCTTTTTCTTCTTCCGTAGGATTCAAACGTCTACGGATAGCTTCACGCTTTTCAGCTTGTATTTCGGGGTCTTGCGCCTCTCGCACAGTCTTAACGATGGGCATTTCGGGCACGCCCGCGTCAGTAAACTCTTCACGTTGCTTTACGTATTCTTGTTCTATCTGAGCATCAATAACTTTCTTTTGCTCTGGGCGCATAGCCCTATAATCTCTATATGAAATACCCAAGGCTTTCAGTGCTTGCTCTAACCTACTTAACTTCCCACCTTCTTGGTACCCGACAATACCGCCCTGCGCCATACCTTGCATGTTAGGGCGTGGCTGATTAGCAATACCCTGCGGGGCACCTTGAGGGCGTTGTTGAGGGCGTTGTTGGGGGGCAATGCCCATAGCCTGCTGTCTTTGTTGGGCTCGTTTTTGTTTCTGCCCTAGCACACCTGCTACTTGGTTAGCCATTTCGTTTTTGTTCATACTTACAAGCTGTTGCTCGTATTGCTCTGCTATGGTGCTGGGAGTCTGCTCGGCTTTTAGTGCCATATCTCTAGCGGCAGTTTCTTTTTCAGACTTGAGTTTTTGCATGGCGAGCAAGTCCATCAACTCTTGGTTTTGAGAATACCTCTTTTGTAGTGCTTGTGGGTTTCCTCTGTACGCGTCTGCTTTTTGCTCGATTAGTTTGTCGATACCGCCAGTAGTATTAATCATTTTTATCTCCTATTCCCCGCCGCCAGTGCCACTAGGCTTATTACCTAACCCCATCAATTCATCATACATATCCTGTATAATTTTGCTAGTGCTAGTCATTTGCGCAGCGGTGCTAGGCGCACTATATTGCACTGATTGCGCTTCAATGGGTAGCCCTTGGAGTAGTGACTGCATGTACTGTACTTGTTTGTATGGGAAATCTCTTTCTTCTTTAAACTGAGCGTAGTCTGCGGCCTGTCCTTCAGACTCAATACCTCTTTGGATAGCGCCAAGCCCTTGTTGCTGCGCCATAACGTCAAATCCGTATTTGTTACGAGCCGCTTGTTCTTTATTGTATTGGTCTACAGCTTTGTCATATGCAGTTGCGTACCCCCTACCTGTTATATCTGCAAGGTTTGCCTGTAAGCCGCGCAATCCTTCTGCTTCCATAAGAGCTTGACGAGAACCACCAAAACCACCTGCTCGAGTTAGTCGGCCTGCGGCAGCTACGCGGTCTATCTCTGCTTGCCTGCGTGCTTCGTCTAGCTGTGGATTAAGCGAGGCCATGAGATAAGGGTTCATATACTGTTGCGCTTGATCTGCGCCGAAACTAGCTACGCCCATACTAGCGGGATCAGCCTCTAACTGCCCTGCGGTAGTAAACGCTTGTTGCTGTAAGCCTGATGCTCCGGCACTAAGTGGCCCCGTATAGGCTTGGTAACCTTGTTGTCCTAGCGCCTGTCCCCTGCCCAACATATCGGTAACGTAATCTCCCGCCCAAGCAGATAGAGATTCGGATGTACCTGTTCTTTCTGGGGCAAACGGTGCGGTATCGCCGCCTTCTCCACCCACTACGGGGTCTCCTTCTTGGAAGTTAGTTTTGGGGCTATAGTTTTTATACACAGAGCCGCCGTTGTTATAAGCGGCTATTCCGCCACCTTGAGCCATCTTAGGCATAAACTTGTTAGGGTCTATCTGTTTACCTTGTTCCGGATTACCCGTACGTGCTTTACGTACACCATCCATCATACTGTGTAACTGCTCTGCGCCTGCATCAGAATTACCGTTGCCTAAGTGACTTACTACGTCGGCAGGAATGACGAACTCGCCGTCACTAAGACGTGCTTCTTGGGTGCCATCTATGGTAGCAGGCACTTTATCAGCCATACCATCGGTTTTACCGCCCAGATAGTACCCTTTATGAGCAGATGCTATACCGCCTGCCGCCATACCCTGCACTTGTTGGTTGCTTTTAGCTAGCTGTTGGGCTTCTGCTTGGGCTGTGGCTCGGGCTTCCTCTATAGTAGGTACTTCTGTATCTGGACGCTTTGCAAATTGAGTGTCCGTAAAGTATCTGCGGCCTGCACTTCCGGGCCTACGGGGAGCTTGCCCCTCAACAGGAGCTTGCATAGGTACGCGCTCGCGCACTGCTGTATACTTTGGAATTTCGCCTTGGTACCCTGTTACGGGTATATCGGGTTGGAAGTACCCACTAAGTTCTTTCGACAGCGCCATTTCGGCTATACCTCCAAGAGGATTACTTTCTAAAAAACCTGATACTCCCGTTGCTCCGGCACGATTAAGTGCATCTGTGAACCAACCCATTAGTCTTCTCCAATTATTTTCAATAGTCTGTCTGTACTGTCTTTAACTGCGCCACCCCTAGCATAAGGACTAGCAAAAAGTGATTGTTGTTGAGGAGTAGCAAATATACTTTCTCCACTTATATCATATAAGTAATCTATTTCCGCTACGCCTTTCTGTTGGGTAGTAGCTACTCGTTGTTGCGCAGCTTGCAGAGCAGCCATATCTCGTATGTCTTGATCGAACTGTTGCTGTCGTTGCTGTTGAGTCATTTGCGTCTGCAACTCCAACTGACGCTCTTGCGCTAGCTGTTGCTCTTTTTCAAATTGTTCTTGTGCGGCAATAGCTTGTTCCGCTGCGATCTGGTCGTTATATGCATACAGTCCTGTAGATGCAAACTGGCCACCTAGAGTAACATCTTCACCGCTAAATGCTTGTTCTAGCATAAGCTGATCGTTGATGTCAATAACGCCATCATTGTTAACATCATACTGCAATTGCTGGTCAGTTGGAACAAAAGAAGTAGGGTCTTCAAGCACTTCTTGTTGAGCAATTACGTCAGCTATAAAGTCTATATCCGTCTGAGTTACATCTTGTGGGGGTTTCCCAACATAGCTTGCTACGGCTTCTATATCTAACCCTAGGGTGGCCATACCCTCATCAAAACGCGCTATTAAGTCTTCTTCAGTCTCACCTAGCGCCGTTAATAAATCGGTTTTAGTAGTGCCTAATTCTTCAGATACATCGCTAATAGCTTTACTAAGAGCTTCATCTCTAGCAAGTCCAGCATCCTCGTTTTCCTGCATTTTTTTGAGTATGCTAGATTCTAAATCACTAATCTCAGTAGATATATCTCCAATAGCCTCTAATAGACTTTCTTCTGTCTCCCCTATTGCTGTTAGTAAATCTGACTTAGTAGTGCCAAGATCAGCAGCTACGTCGTCAATAGCTTTCTTTATAGCTTCGTCTCTCGAAAGCCCAGCTTCTTCATTAGCTGCTATAGCATCAAGTATGGCATCTTTGTCTATGTTATCTGGGTCGTCAGGGAACTCATCTATGTAGTCAGGTACACCATCACCATCGCTATCAGTAATTCGATCTATATTTTCAGGGTCAAGAGGGTATTCATCCTCAAAATCAGGTATACCATCCCCATCAGCATCAGCAGTACGGTCTATGTTTTCTGGGTCGTTAGGGTACTCGTCGTATATGTCGGGTATGCCATCTCCGTCTGAGTCAACAGGATCACCATCATCAATAGGATCAGTACCACCATCATCAATAGGATCAGGATCACCAGTAATAGGGTCAGGATCACCAGTAATAGGATCAGGGTCAGGATCACCAGTAATAGGGTCAGGATCACCAGTAATAGGGTCAGGATCACCAGTAATAGGATCAGTACCACCATCATCAATAGGGTCAGTACCAAGGCCAAACAAATCGTTTAAATCGGTGTCACTCGATATTAGTGTTATAAGACGGTCAGTGTCATCTTGGGGGTCGTCGTACTGCCCAACTAATGACCGTAACTGTGCGTCACTTAACTCTACACCTGCCGCTCTAGCGTATTCTTCTACTTCAGAAAGTGTAGTTTGGCGAGGGTCTACGTAGTCATCTATAGCTTGAGCTAGGGCGTCGTCACCATAAGTGTCCCCGATGTATGCATCTATCTCTTCTTGGGACGGCGTGTACCCTGCCCCATCAAATGCCGCGTTTGCTTCGGACGGACTTGTATAGTTGCCGTCATATACATGGTTCATCAACGTAGCGTAAGAACTGGGGAAGGCTTCGGCGGTTAAACCTGCACTAGCAAATACGTCTTTAATACCTTGCTCAGTCAGAGCAGCGGTACCGTCAGGGTTGGTTTGCATGGCGGTGTTAATGTCTTCGTTATAGTTAGCCAGCATCCTAGAGGCTAAGTCTCCCTCTACATTCACATAAGTAGAGTTAGCAGCGTCAGTTATCCATTGGTTGCCGTTATCGACAGACAAGCTATTTTCAAGCCCAACGTCTTTCAGTATGTCTGTAAAGTAGTTACCAGTTAGTAAGGCAGTAGAAGTGCCTAAACCTAGAACGCCCCCGAACCACGCGTCTCCTGTAGCTTCTTGCGCTACATCTATAGTGGGGTCTATCGCAGATAGCCTAGTGTTTATAACTGCGGATACAGCGCCTTCTTCTCCAAACTCTCCAAGGAACTCTTTAAATACCGCAGACGCCCCGCCTGCCATACCTCTTCCAGTCCTTGTAGCCCAATCTTCAGCTTGTGCTACAAACCCTTCACCAATTTCTTTAACGATGTTTGCTTTTTTACCAAGTAGTTTGGTTAGTATTTTTTGATCTACCGCATCCCCAAATACTAGTTGTGAAGCAATCATTGCCAACCCGCCAGCAGCGCCCGCGTCTCCACTAACCCCCGCTGCTATTTCTCTGTTGGCCTCGTCATTAGCCATGACTTTATCTTGCACATACTTTTCTGCTTCGGCGCGGTATTGTTCTGCTGTAAGCGTGCCCGCTTGTACTTGCGACCCTAATGATTGTTTATAGGCTCTAAACTCGGCAGATGCCATTATTTCTTCGGCTTGTACTTTCCTTAATGTGTCTAGCGTAGAGTTAAATCCTTCAGAGGCAGAGCCACCTATGGCTTCGGCAAGGTCTAATGCGGTAGATGTGGATAGTCCCGCCCAGTTTTCGGCTTTGTTTATAGCCTCTAAGACATCGTCTGTAAGGTCTTTAACATCTACTTTTTTACCTAAAGCAGAGGCGCTTTTTAAGAGGGTGCCGACACCACTTTTCGCCATAAACGAGGCTGCTAAATTTGGTATTTCTTCTACTATCTCGCTGCCTAACTCCGCTAAAGCTGCTTCGGGAGCTTCTTTAAGGCCGCCAAAAAACTTTACCGTGCCGTTGATAGCACTGTTTAAGAAGTTAGCGCCTTCAATTTGGTCTTTCAACCACTCTTCTGCCGCTGCTTCTCCGTTTTTCATTACCTCTGCTTTATATAGTGCGGACGCCCTGTATTCTTCTGCGGTAACAGGGTCGAAATATTCTTTAGCTTGAAAGGCGTCGTTGTACTCTCTTAACGCTTCCATACCCTCTTTTACGGCAGTAGTGTTAGACGCATCGGATAAGTTAGATAGGTTGCGAGATAGTTTTGCCAACTCAGTATTGTCGGGATGAGCCTCTCCAAACTGTATAAAACCATTGGCGTTGTTAATCATCTGAGAAGTACCAGACAATATTGTTGCTAATACCTGCTGCCTTGCAGAATCTTCATCAGTACCTATGTAGTCCACTAGTTGTTTGGCGACATTGTAGGTAGCAGCGCCTACTACTTGCGATAAAGAAGGATCAGCGTCTTCCCCTGCAACGGCTAGTGCGAACTCTTGGGGGTCTTCCTGTCTGAATATGTCTATTAACTCGCCAAAGGCGTCGGCAAAGTCAACTAGTTGTCCACTAGAGTTTGTAAACATACCCGTCTCAGGGTCTACTTCAAATGCTCCCTCTGGGATAGGCACTCCACTAGCATCCATTTGCTGTGTGAAGCTAACTATAACGCTGTTTGGGATTCCTCCCCACGTATTGTTTTGGCCGGGAACTGTAGAGGTTGCGCCGCCCTGCCCTAGTATTAACCCGCCTATCTTTACGATGTCGCCGATAGGGGTGCTTGGCCCAAAATACGTCGGAGACGCGGCCAGTGAACCTGCGCTAGCAGCGCCGTAAACTATGGGGATGTCAGCAAAACTACCCATGCTATACCCAAGTATATCTCCTACTTCTCCCAACGTAGTAGGTATAGCCCCACCTTCAATATTACCAGTAAACATGTTTTCCGTGCCGGTAGCGATGTTGATTTGCTCCACCGCGAATGGAACAGCACGTAACCAATCTGAAGTGTGTAGTGTTTCTCCTGAAAGACCTTTTACAGCCGTATAAGCTGCCCCAACTAGAGGAACAAATGGGGTTACAACACTAACTATAGGATCAAGGAAATCCCAAGCAGTGTCGTCAAAATCGTTAGTTCTTTTCCGCGAGGTGTGAGTACCCAAGCCACCTAAAAACCGCATTGTCTGATCAGTGTTTGGGCTATCTTCTGACGGGTAGAAAAATGATTTTGCATCGTACAGGTCTCGTTGAACATCTAGCTCACGAGGTTCCTGCATGTCAGGGCCACGCATATAGGCTGGTATGTCACTACCAAACGGTTTGTACAGGTAATTTTTACCTTGTATTTCTACGTATCTTGGAGCAAAAGGGTCTTGAGTGTCTTCTGCTAACGAGTTAACCTCCGCCATGTACATACTTTCGTACTGATCGTTAGGTAAAACTCCTGACTTATTTAGTCCGTATAAGTAGCCTAGCCTTTCAGATAAAGGCAAAAACTCGTATGCCGCTTGAAACGCCTCGGGGTCTTCTTGTCGTAGGGTGTTTAACTCATTATTAAAATCGTTAAAAGTTTGAACGCGGTGATCCGTAATAAGATTTATAAATGGTACGTGTGGCCCTTTATTACTAGACGCGCCCGGAGTCCATTCCATCGCATTGAAATCGCTGTGAGACTTATTTGATAGCGTTCCTAGTTCTGCAAACACACTATCTGGGTCTACGCCCGCATCTAAAGCGTTTTTGGCTTCCATCCAAGTTTGTATTTTAACTTGAGACGCCTTGTCCATAGGGTCAAGAGTTTGTCCCTCAAAGAACTTACGTATTATTGCTTCTCTATCGGCGTTGAACCATTCTTGTTCGGCTATTGCAACTTTTTTTGGTAGTGAAGAAGAGGGCACCCCTCCCGTGAGGTCGTCCTGATAGTAAGAGTAAGGATTTCCCCCATAAAACACGGGGCTAACGTCTACAGAAGTAAACAGGGCATCTACATCAAAAGGAGTATTTTTTAGTTCCTCAAGACTAGCCGCGAGTTCGTCTTGACTGAGAAATTCCATATCGTCAAACAGATTCCAATCACCTAGATCATTCATAAAGGATTGGTAGTTATATTCTGCCTGTGTTTCTTCTGCAATGGGAGTGCTAGGCCGTCCGCCCCCTCCAGACTTTTTATAAGCAGTGTAGGATTCAGGATACCATTCAGGTATATCCATCTCTCCTAGAAAGGCCCACGTCTGGTCAGGGTAGCGTTGGAGGCTGTACTCGTCTGACCCACGGTCTGTATTTACTGTAGCTTGCCATTCTTTGAACGCATTCGTCTTAGATAGGGGCGGCGCTACGTAGTCAAACCCTGTGTAGTCATCTTCAAGGAAGTCAAAGTAATCGTTTGCGCTGGTATTTGTGCTAGTAGATTGCTTAGTACCCGTATCTTTCTTGGGGGTAGCCGCCATTTTGGCTTCATAAGCATCTAACTCCGCCCTTTCAGCAGGAGTAATGTTATCCCTAAAGTACTGATAACCTCTCGAACCTTTGGGGGGTATCCTACTAATGTCGAGTGCCATAACTTACGTCCTTAGTTCTTTATGAGGATGCCTTGGAAAGACGCCCCCACTTCTACGTTGGTAGTATCAGAAAACGCTCGACACTCTACATCCGTTTTTTCTTCTACCTTGAGCGGATACGTAAGCGGTAGCACTAACAAGGCGCTCTGCATGGTCTGGATTATGCGCGTGCGGAACGTATTAGAACCGAAGCTCCGCGTAACGAAACTCGCAGTAACGTGTTTATTTGCTAGTGATATTGCAGAGGTAAACGTCACATCGTCTAGGTACAAAGAGTATCCGGCAGGGACTGTATAAGCAGCGATCTGAGACTGGTTATCCCCCTGTATGACGTGCGCATACGTAACGCCGGTAGGTACTCCAGAACTTACTCCGCTGTTAGCTACGTATATGTCTCCCGCAGCAGTGCCCCCACTACCAGAGGTAGCTACGAATATCCTGTTAACACGTAACCACGAGCTAGCATCGCCTACCTGCACCTGAGTTTGGCCGTTCATATTCACAGTTACGCTCTTGGCGTTGTAACTACCATCTACACCTTCTACAGTTACAGTATTAGCTCCCGTACCCCCATTAGAATCGGCAGTGCTGGAGCTACTTATATACACAGTGGAGGCGGATGTAAGGTAGGGGTAGTTACCTCCAGTGCCCCACACAGTCTCTTCAGTACCGTTTATATCAGGATTAAATCCGAATTTATACAGCGGAGTAGCACCTGCAATCTGGCCTTTAGATACTTGCAACTCGTAGGGTTCTTGAACTGCCATAGCGTTTCTCAGTGCGTTATCTAACTGATTAAAGTAGATACGCAGTACTTTGTTAAATTCTTCAAACGACTCTTGGTCGTACACCTGTGGAGGGTACGGCAGTGCCGGAGCGCGAAAGGGTACGTCGTACCTAGTATTGTCTCCAGCCATTATCGTCTGCCATCAGATCGCATATCTATACGAGGAGAACCTAACTGCCAAGTTACTCCCACCTCACTAGATTCTACCTTTATAGCTAGCTGTCGTCCACGTACACGAGTAAATACCTGCCCTGTAAACTGTTCTATTGGCAATGTAGCTGTACGTGTGATTCCTGCGCTGTTAGAGCCTCCTACAGAAGCTGGGTCATTATACCCCGAACCTGAGTTTTGTAGGGGAAGTAGAGTCATAGTGGCGCTAGGAGAACCTACTTCAGAGCCATCAAATGTAATATCGGGTAGTATACGCCATATAAATGCAAATTTATGCCCATCTTCTAGATCAAACTGTGCGGAGGACACGTACGCAGGTATAGCCGCCGTGGTAGCAGTTTCGTTGTCGTCAACGCCTTGCTCGTGGTTAACCAAGTTATTACTGTATGTAGCAGCTAGCGGGTAATTTCTTAGTCCTGAATCAAGCCACGCAGTACGATTCATAGTGCCGTAGTACCATACTTCTTCTAGGTAATTGTACACTACATATCTGTCTGACACGGTAGAGTCTTTAGAGCAGTACCACCACCATATCTCGTGGTAAGACTCGTTAGTCCCTGCAAATATCTGCTCATATTGCTCGTCGTTAAAATCGTTAAACACGAACTTACGTAAGTTGCACTGTAGGGGCTTAGTGCGTCCGTCGTACATATAGAATTTGTCTTTACCCATCCAATAAGCTACACCGTTAGCGTAGGCTACCGCGTTCTGAGAGGCTATAGAAATGTTCTCACCGACTAACTGTGCAGTCCATACTGCGGGAGCGCCAACGTACTGTAATGAGTATAAGGCAGAATCCGTCCACACTAGCACTTCTTGGCGGGCTTGTTTAGCAGCCACAATCATAGTGCCATTAGATAGGACAAGGTCGCCCGCTTGGTTAGTTGCCGCAGGTGACCAGTTAGTAGCATCTTCTTGGTCTGACCAACGGATTAGCATGGGGTTGACAGTAGCAGAAAAAATCTCGTTAGCGCCGAAACAGAACACAAACCTGTTAATGTCAGACACTAAGATGAGCTTCTGTGACGTCGGTACTTCTGTACCTGTAAGAGCTACTGCTCTAGTGGTTAGCCCGTTCGTAGCATCCCAGATGTATATAGAGCCATCACGAGGCCCAAAGATGAGGTCTTCTCCAAAGTTAGCTTGGCTCCACAGGCGTATAGAGTCGGTAGACGTAGCGCCGACCCCCCATGTGCCAGAACCCCAGCTACTCGCGCCCCAACCTACTAAGGGTACAACAAATGCAGGGCCGACATTAATTTGATACGCAGCCGTTACTGTGCCGCCACCTGTAGCATTTGAACTAGCATTAGTGCCTGCATCAATCGTATATACGTTAGCAGTAGTTGTTTCAGTTAGTTGGTACTCGGCATTCAGAGTAAGTCCGCCTACAGCACTTGCGCCACTAAACGTAACAAAATCCCCATCTATGTACCCGCCGTTAGCGTCAGTAACCTCTACGATAGGAGACCCATTAGTAGTCTCAAACGGGTTAGTCAAAGTTACAGTAGCCCGTAAGGGTGTGATGTCGTTGTATGCCCCGCCGTTTTCGATGTAGAACTTTAGGTTAGTACCTACGCCAATAAGGTTCTGACTACCAAGAGTAACCCAGTTCCACAAAGATCGGCATACACCTAAGAACGTAGTAGCAGATATACGCTGCCACCCACCGATTTTCTCCGGCGTACCTTGACGAAACCGTATTTTGTCGCAGTCATACCAACCACCTTCGCTAGTATATCGCGTGTTCTCGCGGTTAATTCCTGCTTTTAATTGTAGTTTTTTGAGGGGCATATATCACCTGTTAGTAACACCAGCACATAGGCTCGGTTTTACGTATATCAACATGTACAAAAGTTTTAGCTACGCCTACAGACATGCCCATAGCTGATGCATGTTTTACTATTGTTAGGCGTTGTGCGCCGCCAGACACTTTAATATCTGCGGCAATGCCCTGTGCATGAGTCCCTACTTTTTTACCTGCCGCAACTTTAGCCGCTTCTATACTGTGATTGGGTGACCTGTACCCAGAAGTAACTATGAACGGAAACCCGCAAGCGTCGCGTAAATGATCTATAGCCTTTAGAAACTCAGGATTCATTTCGTTTTCGCCGGTTTCTTGGCAGTCAAAATCTTCTATACTAAAGTATTTCATATAACTCCAAAAATCTTAAAGCCTATATATAGGGCTACGGGTAGGATAACAAGTATACCTGTACCCCATAATAACACAGTAAAGAAGAGTGCTATGTTATCTGCTTTCTTTTTCTTTCGTATTCGCTCTTCTTTTTCTCTTTGGCGTTTACAGTCTGACTGGTACTGCAACCAATCGCTATACATGTCAGGGCGACCCGCATATATCATATGCTCTCTAAGCCATTCTTCTTGTTCTCTGAGCTTCTCTAACTGCATGAAGCATTCTAACTCTGACTTATTTCCTGCCTTATTAGCTTTTTTTGCTATAGTAGACTTGTTATCAAAGTACTGTGTTGCGGAACTCGCAACGTCATATATCTCCTTACCATTAGTAAGCGCAGTCTTAATAACCTGAAATGCCGCATTAGCTGCCGCTACTTCGGCTAGCATTATCGTTCCCTTTGGACGCCTTTCGCCTTTTCATAGCTTCTCATTGCACCCATCCCTAGCATCCCCATTAGAACGGGTGTTAGCAGCGAAGGGTCAACCTCTGGAACATCAAGCCAAATCCCTAATATCTGAGAAATGATTACATTATACGCTAGACCGATTCCGGCTACCCAGCCGACAAAAGGTCTCCATCCAGCCACAAATAATGACTTGTGAGCTGCCTCAACCTTGTTTACCTCTAGCTGTGCCAATGCACTTTCATGCGCCTGTTTTTCTGCAAGAGTCGCAATTTCATGCGCCAAAGCATTCTTTGCATCCTTATCTTCTACGAATTTATCCAGTAGTCCTGTAACGGGGCCAATAAGGGATGCAACTATACTCATTGTAAAAATCTCTCAAGTAATGGTGAAGCTAAAACTAACGGGTAAAGAATCCACAAACGCATGTCTAACTTATCAAATTTTTTGTTTCCCGCGTCGAGCTGTTTTTCGATATTTTTATACCGTATAAGGCATTCTTTTTCGTGAGCTTCTAAACGAGTTATAGCTTCTTTAACCGTTGCCATTTTACTCTTCCTCTGCCTCTTTTACGTTCTCAAGGCTAGAGACTAACATGTCAACGAAAGCATTTTTGCCAACATTAAGCTGATCTAAATTAAACTGCGTAGAGCCTATCTTGCGATCTAGGTCGTTGCAGTGACTTACCATGACCTGCTGCTGCTCGGTCATGTCTTCTAAAATATATTCTTTATCGTTTATCGATACGGGAGTTGTTTTTTTCTCACCCATTACAATGTCCTTTTAAAAAATTAAGAGTTTACCAAGGCACTCCAGTGGTAATCGCGGGAGCCTTGCTGTCTGCAATCTGTGAAGCAATGCTTGCCTCAATAGCGTCAGCGTCTACGTCAGCCTTTACCCATCCAATGACCTGAGCCTCTGTGATGTCAGCGTAGGCTGTGTAGCCATCAGCATCTGCGTCAGGGGTAAAGCCGCAAGTGCCGTATGAGCTACCTGAGTGAGTTACAGCGTCATCGCCAGTGCCTACTACTTCGCTGTCTGATGCACGCCAATGAGCTACTACAACACCGTCATCAGTGTTGCGTTCTAGGGTTGAGATTGTCCAAGTTACTGCCATTGTTTTATTCCTCTAGTGCCGCTATGCGGGCTGTTAGTGATTCAATTAGGGTTTGTTGCTCTTGGATGGCTTTAAGCAAAATTAAAGGAATAACACCATACTTAATACCTTTGTAAGTAGAGCCTTCTACTTTTACATCTCCGACAGTTTTACCTGTTGGAATTTCATCTTCTTCAGTGAAAAGCACCTCATCACCAACTGAGTTTTTATCTTCTGTCACTAAAGAAGGAAAGATATCTTCTACTTCTTGAGCAATTAAACCTAACTCAGTTTCGCTGTCGGGGTCATTTTTCCATTTATATTTTACAACTCTTAATTGTTTTATATCGTCAAGATATCCATCTCTTGTAGTTTCAATGTCTCGTTTAAGATTTATGTCAGATGACCAAGTAGATGTCCCATTACCAAGTAACTTCCATGAGTTTACGTTTTGAGTTGTACCTTGATAATGAACGCAGTTTGCGTTATTAGAGGTAGAAGTTAGTGAAGACATAAAATTAATTATGCCGCTTCCGTTACCTGATGCACTAGTAGCTTGTATCAGAGTCCCTGCATCCCCTCTCTGTGCGGCTATAGTTCTTATATTAGCCGCGCCTGACAGGTAGAGGTCTTTGAAGCGAGCGTTAGAAGCACCCAAGTCAGTAGTGTTGTCGCTCAGGCCACCGTCACTGTTTTTAACAGGCAGTACAGCCTTAGATGATGCGGCAAATCTTAATGATGCGTGGTTGTCATCAAGGCCACCAATGTGTATGTCGTTTGATACTGTGCCAATAGACCCTACGGTTGTGCCGTCTTTCTGGTAAATCGCAATATCACCATCGTTACTTTTGCGATTAAGTATCTGCACAGTTGATGCGTTTACTGTGTGGACTGCCCGACCATAATCAAGTAACTCATGCCCCGCTGTAGAAACGCTAGAAGCAGTCTTACCCACCAACAGGTTGCCGCTCGAATCCAACCTAGCCCTCTCCGTAATTCCACCAGAGGAAGGCGCAGTGTAAAACGCAAGATGAGCATCAGAGGTATTTGAAGCCCTAATGCTCTGTATTCTTGATACAGATGTTGTGCCGTCATAAAAGTTTACGAGACCGTGAATCTGGCCGTTGGACGAAGTGCCGTAGTTACCTAGCTGTAGTGTTGAGTAATCAGTGCTTCCTGCGCCTTTAAGTGCAAGCGTTGTCCTGCCGCTACCAAAGTCCTGCATAACGGCAGTACCACCTACGATTGCGTTGCCTGACAGGTAGAGGTTTTTGAAGCGTGTACCAGAAGCACCTAAGTCTATAGCGGCATCACGACCGCCATTTGTTGAGGTGTTATGCGGTAGGATATTATCATTAGCATTGTTAAATTCTAAACCTGTATCTGCGGAGCCAATAGATAGTTGACTAGCCCTAGTACCAATAGACCCTACGGTTGAGCCATCCTTACGAAACTCAAGGATAGAACCATCATTATCTTCTTTATTAAAGTAAACAACTGCGTTTGCTGATGAACGAGTAAAAAAGGATTTACCATCTGCAAACAGCTCAACACCTGCTGTTGTAAGGCTAGAAGAACTCTTACCCACCAACAGGTTGCCAGAGGAGTCGATGCGCATGCGTTCTGTAAATGAAGAACCTGTTGTAAATACAAGGCCGTCAGAAGTCGCTACATTAATTGCACCTCTGACTGCTGATGCGTCTTTTAACTGCAAATAAGCCCCACCAGACTTTGTGAAGATAGCATTACCGCCACCGTCAATACGCATATGCTCTGTAGTGCCTACTTGAAACGCATGATACCCAGAGTTTGCGCTATTGTAGTACACGCCCCCTGCCGCACCAGAACCAGAGATAACTCCTAAGTCCAGTGTTTGGTTTGTGTTATTAGTGAAACGACCAACAATGCCTGATGAAGCGTTAGTAACCGTAAACTTTTCTAAACTGCTAGTTATCCCTATGCCCACGTTTCCAGAGGAGTCGATGCGCATGCGTTCTGAGTTATTTACAGTGAAACGCATACTGTCGTCAGTGTGGTTATAATCTAAAATGCCAATGTTACTGTCGTCAGGGTCGGCAAACATGATGCGGCTGTTTTCCGTGTTTTGAGCAGTAAGTGCTAAAACGGCTTGCCCATTCGTACCGTCATCATATATTTCTAGTTGTCTGCTTGGCGATGTAGTGCCTATGCCCACGCGATTGTTTGTTGAGTTAACGTAAAGGGTGTTGGTGTCTACAGTTAAGCCAGTGGCGGTCAGCGTAGTAAACGCGCCTGTGGATGCAGAGGATGCGCCAATGGCTGTGCCGTCAATAGAACCTGCGTTGATGTCTGCCGTGGGGATTGTCACCGTACCAGTAAACGTAGGTGAAGCTATAGGTGATTTAGCATCTAGTTGTGTTTGAACATTGCTTGTAACGCCATCGACATAGTTAAGTTCAGCAGTAGTAGCTGTAACACCGTCTAATATATTTAATTCAGCGGCTGTGCTTGTAACTGTTGTACCGTTAATTGAAAGTGCATCAGTTTCTAAAGTACCATCTACGTCAACATCGCCGCTGATGTCTAAACTAGCCGCAATGATCTCCCCGCTTGCGTTGATAGCGCCGTTAATATCAATAGTGGTCGCAGCAATCTGAATCTCAGTATCTGCAACAAGGTCAAGCTGTCCGTCTGCGCTAGAGTTTATGTAGATTGCTGAGTCGCGGAACTGGACTTTTTGTGCGGAAGTTACTTCTATGTTAGTTGAACCAGTAGTATTACCCTGAGCTAAAACCTCAGCAAGCGTGTCGAAAGAGCCTACTTGAGCATCTACATACGCCTTAATAGACTGCTGTGTAGCTAGAGATGTGGCGCTATTTGACGCCATGTTGTCTTCGTCAAGTACCGCTGTAACAGTAGTGCTAGTACCTAACTGTAAAGAAGTAGTGCTAGTTACCGCTTCGACTACATTAGTTCCGTCACAGAACAAAAACATAGTGCGTCCATTAGGGACAAGGATTCCGGTACCACTAGCGGTTTTTAATGTTACGTTTTGCCCTGCGGCGTTTTTAGCTATGTATATCTTAGATAAGGCTGGGCATACAACTGTACCCGCACCAGACAACTGAGTCCCTGTGTCTGTAAACTCTAGCATTGCACACCTAGATTCGGAGGTAGTGCCATTTGCTGTAGTTAGTGTATGAGAGTTACTAGACCACGAGTTAATTACCGCACGGCCTGCTATAGCCTGCTCTACCATAGAGGTTATATTGTCATTTACTACATCCCCCCAAGTACCGCTGAGTTCGCCTTGAACTGGGAGAGCAAGTTTTAGTATCGAAGTATATTGCGTTGTCATTTATCTGGCCTCATGCGGCTATATTGTCCCAATTCGGGGCTTGTGTGTTTGTTACGTCGCTCCATGTAGGAGTCTGACTATCGTTTATAGCTTGCCAATTCGGGGCTTGTGTGTTTGTTACGTCGCTCCATGTAGGAGTCTGACTATCGTTTATGGCTTGCCAATTCGGGGTTTGGTTGTCATCAACCTCTCCCCATACATTTACTATCCCTGCATATCCTATCGCAGATACCCCAATTATGGAAATATCTGCTTTTGCATTTGTTGTAACTGTACCTAATTCAATGTTAGCTTCTACCCCCGTGGGGTGTACAGTTATGCCAAATACTACATTAACTGCGCCTATAGCTCCATCGGCTTCTACACCTACTACCGGAATATTTGCTTTCGCGTCTGTTGTAACTGTACCAACGGATATCTCCGCTGCTATGCCTGTTACTGGGGCGTTCGCTTCTGCATCTGTTGTAACTGTACCAACGGGTATTTCCGCTGCTACTCCGGCCACTATTAGGTTTGCTACACCCGTTGCAGTTAATGTACCTACAGCTCCATCGGCCTCTACACCTGTTGCTGTTACACCGGCTTCAGCATCTACACTAACTGCCCCAACTGCGGCGGCCCCAGCAACGCTGGTAACCATTACATCTGACTCAGCGTCAATAGTAGCTGTGCCAATACCTCCAGCAGCGGCTATCCCAGTTACAGGAGTATTTGCTTCAGCGTCAACCGTTTCAACGCCAATAACTCCTTCTGCGGCAATTCCGTCAACCGATACTATAGTTAGGTCGGTGCCCCAAGCCGTTTGGCCCCACGCACCGTTGCCCCAACCTACGTATTCAACAGAAGACGGCATCTAACTACCTTATGGAGTAGCGATACGTACGATGGCGTTTGTAGCGTCTGCTGCGGGGAACTGTACAGTAAAGTCACCGGCTGTAGAGGTTTTATCTCCGCCAAAGTCTAATACCGCAACCGCTGGATTGCTGCCACCTGACTTGTATATGAGAGCGCCACGAGCGGTTATAGTAGCGTCAGTCCACGTAGTATCTGCAAAATCTAAAAATGCCGTAGTCCCAGATGACGCAGGAGCAGCGGAAATAGTAAGTGTATTTCCTCCCGCAGTATAGTTTGTACCCGACACTTCGTTATTAGTAGAGTACGCAGTAGTAGCGGCACTTAAAGTAGCACTAGACGTGTACAGCGCGATTTTAAAAGTTTGTGATGTGTCACTACTAAAATCCATCTCTCCATCTAACAGAGCGACTTTAAAAGAAGTACACATTGCTTGTGTTATTGCCATTTTTTAGTTCCTTAACTAACTGATGTTCTGAATTGCCCAGAACGATATGTATCTTCACGTAACTTACCGTCACCAAGATTCTTTAACTGTTGCATAGCTAGCAAGTACATATTAGTGTAATTAGCTATGATGTCTTCCTCGCCTTTCATAAACCTTATTGCCTCTACCAACGCGCCGTTTAATAGCGCAGAGTCAAACTCTTCTCCCAACCACGTAGTACCCGCTGTAACTATAGACTGAGGGTAGTACCCGTAATGAAGTTCCACAGCGTACGCCGCACTAGGCACTGGGCCTACTATAAAAGAGTCATCGTCAAAATATGCGTAGTGCTTGGGTAATCCCGTACTTGTAGTATTGGGGTATGCTTCACGCATAAAATTAACGTCTTTATTAAGCAAAAAGGTGTAATTACCACTGCCGTCTACTACAGCCAAAGAATAAGACCAAAGGAAGTCAGTGGGAGTGCTTAGGTATTGATTACCGCTAGTTAGTGTACCAGTGACATTTTTACGCAATGCGGGTATCTGAACTGAGTTATATATTTTCTGCTCTGCCTGTTGCGTAAACATAGCGAGTTGATCATCTGTAAATGAGTTTTCACAAATGTCTTGTATATTAGCTTTCAGTTCGGTGTAATTCATATTTTACGCCATTGGGCCGCGTGCGTACAAACCTTTAGTCGCGCAGCCTGTGCCACGAACCTTAACCTTACCACCTTCTTTATAAGCGTTGGTCATCTTCTTACCCGTCTTTTTAGCTTCTTTCTTAGCGGCTGCTTTGCCTGCATCTGTGTATGCAAACTCTTTGTTTCCTACTTTTGGCATTTTAATGCTCCTATGAGGTAGTTACAGTAACTTGCCCTATACTACCATTTATTAACAATGCATTGGGAGTTAATCCAAAAGGATCAGTCCCACCACCTACGGGGTTCCACCCCCACTGTATATCTCTACTACTAGTGCTTCCTGAGTACCCTAGACTTTGATCTGGTCTGGGATCACGTAACGCTTGTGGGTCATGTACAGGAAACTCTCCTAACATATTCTGGGGCTGGTCTGGATTCCAACATTCAGGGCACGCCTTTAAGTTAGTATCTCTACCCTTTACTACTAGATTTTTTAGTTCTTTTAGCTTGTACTGAAACCCGCATACATCGCATAGAGCGATGGCTTTATTAGCGGAAGCAAACTGCGTACCCATATTTATACGTACCCTATACGAGGGGTAAACCTAGCCGAGGTTTTTTCTCTGTCTTCTCCTGCGGCCATATTAAACTGTTCGTCATACACAGCCTTTAGCATAGGCACTCTTTCTGCCATCTCCGGCAACTTCATGGCTATGTAGTAAGCTAGCCCCGCCACTAGACACGGGAAAAATCTAAAGTTCATGTCCGCAGTTTCTACCCCACTACCCGCATCCTGTATACGACGCATACGCCAATAGTACAGTACATAGTCGCTAGTATCCGGTATAGGCCATACGTTTACTTTGGGAGCATCACGTAAACGCTCAATGTATAACTGTATTGGCCTACCTTGTGTTAACTTGTTAGGGATAGAAGCGTACGTACTTACACTAATTCGGCTTATAGAGAGATCAGTCTGTGTGGCCGCATTTCCGCTACCCGTGCGTATCTGGTGTTCTAACAAATCAATAGTATCTGCGGGTAAGTCATATGGGGTAGTCTGCCCTTTAACTAGGTTAATAGTACCTTCGTCAATAGTCCACATGTTAATGCCACGATTCTGCCACTCGATAGTCAGCAAGTTCATAGACCGCCGTGCAGTGCGTAGGTCGTACCCAGAACGCATTTCTCGTCCCGCACGTTCAAACGCCTCTTCAGCGATCTCAGTGAAGTCCATATTAAATGCTGTAGTGCCTGATGTAGCCATTATTTCTTTCTCCGCTTAGTAGCTGACACTCGTCTAGGCTTACCTGCTGGCTGCCCTAGTCTTTTCTTCTCCGCTACCTTCTTTGCTTTTTCGGCGCTCGACATCTCACCCGAGGTCTTGGGGGTCTTTTCCGATACTCGTTTAGAAGGACGACAGTAAGGAGTACCTCTACCATCACCCTTCTTCCTACCACAATCCTTGCCAGTGCGTACATCTTTCCAGTCCTCTTTGAACCAACGCTTTAATGCGGCTCCTTTGGCTGTCTTACGTATTTTGCCACCAGACTTGTAATACGTACGCATTACTTACCAGCCTTTTTCTTCCGGCATTTAGCAATAGCTCCCGACGCGTAAGCAGACGGGAACACTTTATATTGCTTCTTTACTTTGTGGTAGCACGCATCTTTAACAGTGCCCCCCTCTTTCATCTTTCGGGGCTTACTGCCGCAACCGCAATCGCTCTTCTTGTAGTAGCGTCGCATTACGCACCTTTCATCTTGACCATCTTGCAGACTCTACCGCCTCGAGCCATACCGCAGCCGCGAACCTTACCACCAGCTTTATACTTCTTAGCCATGCCACCAGCCATCATCTTCTTGGCAGGCTTATTTTGCATAGCTTTCTTAGCTTTTTTCTCTTCAGGGCTAAGATTTAAGTTCTTCATCATAACTTCTTTTTCACGAGCAACCTGTTGCTCGGGAGTCATCTTGTCAAACTCTTCTTTAGAAGGTACTTTTGGTTTTTTCATCTTGTCCATCTATATCACCATTTCGATTTATCTGCCCAATATGCCGCAGACATCTTGCCTTTGGCTATATTCTTACCGTGACGGGCTTTAAAAGATTTACGTTTAGCTTTCATCTTAGCGGACTCGCCCTTCTTAGGCTTACCTGCTGTAGATGCGCCTTGCTCACCGTAACGTATTATTTTCTCTTTGCCATTCTCACATGCCTTAACTATGTGAGATTTCTTAGCGTGCGAGGGAGTCCGGCGTGGCTTATTACACGCCATAGCTTTTTTATCAACTCTGCCGCCGGACTTGTAGTACCTGCGCATTAGCTATAGAACACTGTAATAGCGGTGATATTGGTAAAGGCGGTAATGAAAACATCACTTTGAAAACGTACCCCGTAATCGGGAATATTAACAGAGTGAGAGTCATTAGCTTCAAAATCAATATCTAGGAGAGTAGCTCCACCATCACCGTCGGTTATAGTGAGTCGCCCCGCGCCAGAGTTATTAGTCAGTACTTGTAATTGCCTTACTCGCGCTGGGCCTACACCTACCGAACCTACGCCAGCAATCCGCTTTGCGGAAACATCAGAACCAGACATAAATGCCTCCTATTAGCTAAGAGCCGCGCCAATAGCAGTTACCCAAGCAGCGCCCGTGTTGATTACGATGCAGTATTCATCGTCACCAGAGCCGTTATCGCTGACCATATAAGTAGTACCTACAGCAACATCACCAAAAGCGGGAAGATTAGCAGTAGTTACAACAGGGATTTGGAAGCCGTTGTCCGAACGGACTGGGCCGGAAAAAGTGGTTTTAGCCATTATAAAGTTCTCACATGTGAGTTAGGGTAAATCTGTCTACATGTCGTCAGTCGGGTCTGTCAGATTTACCGGATTGTTTCCCGATATATGAGAACATACCACAGTGTGTAGATTTACGCAAACATAAAAAAGGGGGCCGAAGCCCCCTTAGTACAGCATGTTACTACGCTATTAAGCGCCGGGCGATCCGTAGATGCCTAGTGGATCGGAAACACCAAATGAGTAGCGTTCACGAGCCTTGTAACGGCTGTTGCCAGTATCGAAATCAGCGTCCATAGAGGTAGCCATTGGGCTACGTACGAAGTGCTTCAGACCATTTGGCACGTCAGTCATCAAGAACCACGCGTCAGTGTCAGTCAGGTAGTGGTTGACTGCATAGCCTTGTGGTACAGCGCCGTTGTTCATAATGGCGTTGATGTCGTTGTCGGCAGTTCCTACACGACCTTCAGTCTCAAGCAAACGAGTTGCAACAAACTGCAAGGAAGGTGGGATAACTAGCTTCTTAGGCTTGGCCGCGATCAAAAGACCACGCTCGTCGGTGTAGCCAGCGATCTGAATGATAGCTGCTTCCAGAGAAGTTTCGTTAAGGTCAGCCGCAACAGTAGGACGGTTGGAGTTAGTTCCACCGCTAACCAGAGGGTGATCGGTAGCACAAAGTACTTTTCCGTCGCCGTAGGTAGTGCCAGCAAAGGCGTTGTTTAGGATGTCTGCGCCTTTAACTTGCTTGGTGTATGCCATAGCGCGAGCCAGTGCTTTGGTGTAACGAGATGACAGAGAGTCATACAAGTTATCTTCAATCGCTTCTTCAGTGATTGAGAAACCCATTGCAACAGTTTCGTGCGTGTAGCGTGCGCTCCATGCTTCTTGCGCATTATCGTACTCGATTGCAGAACCTTCAGCTTTAGTTGGGGCAGAGCCAAAACCAGACAGCTTAGTTTCTTCTTCAAAAGAACGGTCAGAGGTTTCAGTCTCGAAAATCTCTTTGTGCTCTTCACCATATTTTGCATACTCCAGACCAAATAGTGCGTTAAGTCCGGGTAGCAACTCTTTGAGTAATTGACTTCTTGAAATAGCCATCTAGTTATTCTCCTACGATGCCGGTACCAAACTGGTGGTACGGTAGGTTAAATTTAACCAAGACATCAGTCTTAGCGTCGCCAATGGCAGAACCAGTTTTGGTTACAAAACCAATAACTTTGAACGCTTTAGTAGCAGTAGCAGTAGTAGCGTCCAATGCAACATTAGACTTACCAGTAGCAGTGTTTACTGAAGTAGTAGCGTTCTGTGCCGCAGCCAAAGGAGCGTTGTGTCCAAGAGCAGCCTGAGCGATAGCGCCGTCAGCTTGTACTTGGAAAGTTACGCCCGGATCAGTAACAACATAAGCAGTAGCGTTAGCAGTGCCTGATGGGTAGTACTGAGCAAAAATCAATTGGCCTTCAGCATTAACGTATTCACAACCAACGAACACACCTAGAGCACCAATACTGTTGCCGCCAAGGTTGTTAGTAGTTGCGTCTGCGCCAGTGCCAGAAGCTAGTTGAACATAACCTGCATTAATCTCGACGAGAGAGCCGTAACCGATGTTCTGAGCTACGCCAGCAGGAGTAATAAGAAAAGCATCACGGGCACCAGCATAAGGTGTACCGTCAGCTTTACGTACGGGAACAAACCCGTATGGAGAGGCTGTAGTTGCCATTTATTTCACCTATAAAATTAGTTTAAGTTCCGTTACCAAAGGTAACTTTTGACCTACGGTCGTTAAATAACGGCATCCGTGGGTCGTTCTCTCGCATCAGGCTGTTGTCTACAGATTGCATTTGCGCGGTACTCTGATCTTTATAGTACGTGTTGCGCTCATCAACCATTTCGACAGGAGCTTTACATAGCATTAAACCGCCGATTATCAAGTTGTCTTTGAACTTTTCGTTCTCAATAGACACAAGAGTAATCTCTGGGTGATCTGACGCTTTTACTGGCTCCCAACCTTCGCGTAGTTTTGAGGATACGTTAGTGGCATCTACATTGCCTTGCGTGCTTACACGAATCCAGCGAAATGCGTAGCCCGGCTCGGGGTTAGGAGAAGGTAATACTTCTGGTCTAGTCCAAGCCGCTTTGCGGGCCGTTTTTTCACGGGTAACTTCTTCACGTTTAATTCTGTTCTCAGCCATTATACTTTCCTCATCTCTTCTGCAACCTTTTTGGCGTATAAATCTAGGGGTACTCCAAGTTTCTTAGCAATAGCCACTTGTGTTTGCGTTAGGCGCACTTTTTTAGGTGCTGTGCTCCGCGTAGCGGGTGCAACCACATTAGACTGTTTCTTACTTGGTTTCTCCTCTGATTCTTCAGTTTCCCCAAACTCTTCGGGGAAGGTATTTCGCATACGAGAATTAATAGTCTCGTAGTATTCATCACTAGAGGTGTCCACACCTTGCTTAACCAGCTTACTGTGTACACCCATAGCATAAGCTGTCATCTCGTCATCAGAACCAAACCAAGAATTTTCATTTGCCCATTCGGCTGCTTTGGTATCTGTCTGAATTGGAGCTTCTTGCGGTATTTGTACAGGAATCTCGGTCTCTTGTAAAGACTCTGGCTCAAAATCAGTTAACTTATCGGCCTTTATCTTGGCAGTAGTTATCTTTTCTTGTGCCTCAACTAGTTTATCTGCATCTCCAGCCTCATACGCCATCTTATACGCACGTTTAGCGGAAAGCATCTCTATCGCTGAGTTCTTTTTAGCTTGCTCTAGTAAAGCTGCTTGATTCTTCTCTACGCTACTTTTTAGCTTATTGTTCTCTTCAACAAGAGCTTTTGCGTAGTTCTCAAACTCTACTCGTTCGCGGTGAGCCGCTTCTTTAGCCCGCCGCTCGTCGTGATACCCTTTACTAAAGTGCTGAATTCGTTTACGTACCTTGTCCGAATAGTCCTCTAGTTCCTCTTCGGTAAGGTCTTCAGGAGGTTTAGAGGCTTTACGCCCTCTATCCGCTTTCGGCGTATCATCTACAACCTCTACCTCAACTTCGGACTCTTTCTCCTGTTTAGCAGGTTTTTCTTCTTCCTCAACGGGTTCTGATTTACCAGACAGATCAATCTCTACCGCACTAGAATCCTCTACCTCAATTACTTCTTCCTTCTCTTCATCAGGGAAGGTGTACTCAACTTTTTGAAATCCCATTATCTACTCCTCACACTCGTGTAACGCCACGAGGATCGCTTACTACTGCTTCAATTGAGTCATCGTTCATCAAACGGTACTCAACACCACCTACTTTAAAACGCGTACCAGTATTGGCACGAAACATCACATAGTCCCCTGTCTTACACCAAGGGCCAGTAGGGAAACGCTCTTTATCAGAATATGCTTGCTTACCCATATCGAGTACAACCCCGATGGTAGACATGATGTATTCTTGATGCATTTCTTTACTAGATTTGATGATGCCACTATCACCGTATGTATCTTCTACTTCCGGCATGGCTACTAAAACACGGTACCCCACGGGGGTGGGTATTTGGAGATCGAGTTCTTCATCATTCTCCGCTTCTTTAGGTACTATTGTTAAGTCAGTCATTATCTTCTTCCATATAATTGCGCGAGAGGTCATTTACATGATTCAGACAGGAAGTGAGACCTCGTAGCATTCCTGTTATTTCTTTGTACTGAGCGAAGTCTTTAGCTCCACCATTACTTAGAAATTCTGTTGCAGAGGACATGTCATCCTCGATTTTATCTTTTAGCACGTCAAAGACGGTTTTAGCCATGATTTATTCCTTACGTTTGCGTTCGACCTCGCTAGTTGCTTTCATTAAGTCAAGATCGAGTTTGGTGTTAGCTGTTCGTCTGTCGGCAGCTAGTTTAGCTCCAGCTTTCTGAGCATCTATTTGCAACTCTTGCCTTTCTATTTCGAGTTGTTGCTGATCTACTGCTACATCAGCTTGGTCTTTTTGCATTTTACGCTGTAATTCAGCCTGCTTGAGTTGCGCATCCATCTGGTCTTTCTGAGCCTTACGCTGTACGTCTTGCTGTTTGACCTGCAACTCTGCTTGTTGTAACTGAATAACGGGGTCTTGCTGTTTTTGCTGCGCCGCTTTCTGTGCCGCTTCCTGCTGATGCTGTTGAGTAAGCTGCTTGCCACCTTCTGATATGAGTCTAGATAGCTGAACTTCGATCTCTTCAGGCAACTCTTCGTTCGGTGGTGGTAGGGCAACGCCAAGTTTCTCTTCCATCTGCTTGCGGTATCTGAACCCTAAGTGTTCTGCTATATGCGCTTGTAATGCAGCCATAATCTGCTGTGCTTGTGGATTTTGCCCGATGGTCTGCGCAATCATGGGGTCTTGCATAAACGACTGGTGTGCCGCTATATGAGCTTCATGGTCTTGAGTTAAGAACGCTTTTATGGGGGTACCTGTTAAGGCGTTCATATTTTCGCTTACGGGATCAGTAGGTTTCACGTCATCTTCCGTAGGTACTAGCTTGTCAGCGTTCTTGACGCCGAGCACTTCAATCATCTGACGATGTAATTGAGGTAGGTTGTATATCTGAGGTGCCTGTTGCGCCATCTGCAACACTGCTTGGTACTGAACTACACGTTGCGCCATAGTAGAACTGTTAGGGTCACTAACCGGAATCACATCGACCATAGCGTAGTCAGCTTGACGTGCTGCTACTTCACCTCTATTAGGCATGTAGTCATAATCTACCGCCGCTTCTTCTGCCATGATAGCCTTGAGCATCTTGAACTCTAACTTCATAGCATAGTGAACACGTGCCTGTACCGCAGCCATTGGCTTCAACGTACGTTCTAATAAAGCTAGCGTAGTACCCACAGGGGCATTTGCGGACATGTCTGATATGTTCATGTCACTGATAGCGCCTAGACGACGGCCTTCAGTGGTGATCTGGTTAAGTAACGCTAGCAGAGTCTGGCTAGGCTCCTTATAAGGTAGAGGCATGATGTTTTCTTTGATGCTACCTGATGGTACATCTACATCTTTAAATTCGCCCGGTTCTATGGGGGTGTCATCCCCCTTAATACGTAACCCACGTGACTTCAAACCGCCGGGAAGGTTAGATAAGGTACCAGCGTCCACTAATTGTCGTATAATCGACGTTCCCGCTTTAGCGTACCCCCCTACTATATGTATGAGTCCAAGGCCGTAGAAGCCAAATCCGGGCACGTATACGTAATGTACGAAGTGTTGACGTTTTAGCGTTAAGTCATCTCCCTCGTTCCAATTACGCCGTATGGCCAGTATTTCTTCTGTACCACGCTCTATGGTGACGATGTAAGGTTTAGCTATGCCGTCCTCATCGTCTACACCTTCAATGATTATGTCGGCGTGAATCTCGTATATCGTGTATCGATCATCGTCAGTGATGTCGTACCCGCCTTCTTCGGCTTTCTTTTCTTCGATGTCGGTGTGGAACGGGCGAGGTTCTCCTAACTCCACTCCTGCGTAGAAGCCACTTACTTGCAACTTCATAACTTCGTTCTTGGTTTTACGCATTACGTGAGTGACGCGTTCAGCAGATTCTATGTTGGATGCGCCATAAGGCACTATAACGTCTTCTGCTGGAATGTATATGGCAGCCTGTCTACCCATATTGGGGTCGAAGTAAACCTTCTTAAACGCCGATCCTGCAAGTCCTAGACTATATAGCATTCTTTCGTGTTCTGGACGGTACTCCACCATGTTCTCTGTAAGCTCATAGTTCATGTCCGCTTTTACACGTTCTGCTGCTTCTAACTTCTCTTTAGTCTCTTTACCTAGAACTTTTACCTTTACTGGCCCTTGCGCGGGAAAAGTCTCGCTCATGGTCTCCGCTTGGAACCGGATAGCTGCCTCGGCTAGAACTGTAGAGTTAACGCCACACGCGCCCTGCCAAGGAGTCGTACGCTCTTCGTACTTAAACCCTAGAATGTCTAGCCCTTTAACGTAGGTATCTGCCCAATCTTTACGGCTGTCCACGTCTGCGTCAACCATACCTATTAACTCACCTGATAACTCGTTTAAGAGTCCTTCGTCAAGTGCGTCCACCAAATTAGCGTCAAACGCCATTAAGTCGGTCTCGTTAGCGTCGGGAATCAGGGTGATCTCCATACTACCATCGGATAGGGTTACCATCTCAGGATCAACTATCTCAATAGACAAGTCCGCTTCCATGTCCGCTTTCATGTCTACTTCTTCTACTTCTACGTCTTCTATGCCTTCTGGTGCGGCGTAGATACCTTTCTCAATTGCCATTCTGTAACCTCTTAATAAAACCCGCTACCGCGATGTTTAAAATATGTAATATCTTCTGGCTCATCAGTAGGTAGTCGTATAAATCCGCCTTGTCTGAACCGCATAAGTGCCATAACTGTGGAATCCACCAGATCGTCATGGCTCATAAAGGGAAACCCTGCGATCTCTTCTACTACTTCCTCTGCCCATCTAGTTTGTGGAACCCATACTAACCCAGATTGCACAATATCAGATACAGAGTTTAGACGTGCTAGTTTATCACCAGAACCTCTATGTGGGGTATATTCTTGTACAAGTAAGCCCATACGTCGCATTTCTTGGTACAATGCTACACCGGAACTCTTTTTCTCTACTATAAAAGCATCTGGTTCCCACTCCGTGTATTGATCCATAGCCAACTCTTTTAGCTCGTGGAACTCCATACGCTCTTTTATACTGTTAAGCAAGATTATATTATACGCCGAAGTCTCCTCATTAAGGAACACTCCCCACGTAGTCAACGCCGTAAAGTCGGCACGGTTGTGTTTTTCGGCTGCGGAGTCCAAGGACATGATTATATATTCGCAGGGTGGGGGCCGCTCGGCGTCCCACTCGTTCCACCACTCTCTTTTTACTAGCGCGGCCTCTTCGGCGGTGGGTTGTTGCTGATACTGAGCATTCCACTGGAACGTAGGCATTGATGCCTTGGTACGTAGTAGCGCCTCGAGGTCAAAGAACTCAGGCCACAGAGGCTTCTGTACCGGCTTCCCTGTCTCTTTGTCGTCTACATCTAGTATTGCAGGGAACTCAATGACCTCATACTGATCCGCACGCTCGTTCTGAGCCATATCCTTAACCACACGCCCAGTAAGGTCGTCCATATGCCACCGTGTCTGGATGATAGCTACACTACCTCCCGGCATCAGACGAGTACGAGCACCGAACGTAAACCACTCGTATGCTTTTTCGAAGACAACGAAGTTACCATTAATCACATCTTGCTCAGAGTGAGGGTCGTCTACAAGCAGTAAATGCGCACCACGGCCTGCTAGCGCCGATCCAACACCACATGCGTAGTACTCCCCGCCCATACTCGTACTCCAGCGTCCGGCTGATTTAGAGTCACTGGCGAGCTTTACTGTAGGGAAAATGTCTGCGTAGGCTTCACTAGCGATAATATTCCGCACCTTACGTCCGAAGTCCACAGCCAGATCGGTAGTATGTGACACCATCATAACCTTCTTGTCAGGGTTACGTCCTAGGTACCACGCGGGGTAGAAGATAGATACAAGCTGAGACTTACCGTGACGGGGTGGTATGTTTACGCACGCCCTATCCTTATCCCCCCGCTCGATGGCCATTAGGAGGTCGGCCAACATGCGATGATGCTTCCCAACTAAGTAGTCAGGCTGCATAAGTTTACAAAACTCGATTAAATCGTCATATGCGGCTTTAACTGTACGTCGTTTGTCTAGTTCATCGACAAGTTTCTCTATTTCCACCACTTCGTCAACGGTAAACTCGTCTATGTTATCCAACATGTGCTGGATTTCTTCTTGCGTAAAGTTTACGGGGGTGCTAGGCGCAGTCATTTATCGTCACATCAGCGGTAGTTACCATAACCACTCGCGCCCCACAACTTAAAATCGGCTTGTCAGTAGTGCTTTGTACCACTTCAGACGGCCCATTTATGGTTACAGAGTTACAATACGTGTTTTTCTTGCCTTGCTTTACGGTAATTACGGGTTCGTTTGTCCCATTCTTGAGATTGGCGCGGATTTTGTGCTGATTAACGTGAATATACGTCTTAGGCATCCTTACTTACCCCCAATTCTGCGTCTACATCAATAATTTCCCCGTCTAGTACCACTTCATCCACAGGATTTACCAGTTTTTCTAACTTCTTACGTAGTTTTGCCTTCAAATCGTCCGTTGACTGGTGTGTAACAGTCACTTCCGACTTCTCTGCAAACAGCCCCACGTCTGAAATTTTACCCAGTAACTCCAACGCTCGAATACGAACACGCGGATCGGGGTTTTCTGTCTCTAATATTAGCTTGTTCGTTACTAAATGGCGCACAGAAAGGGCGGACTCCACTACAGAGGCACCAAATTCCGTGAGTATGTTACCTGTAAGCACCAGTGAGGCTGGGGTCAGATTAGCCATACGTTTGTTTGTTGCTTTTTTCGATGTCTTCTCAGGATCATCGGCATACGCTATGGCAATTTTAGCTGCCACGTCTTCATCTTCTTTATTGGGTTTAAGTTCTAACCCGTGTTCTGCCAGCTCTAAGGCCGTCGTCTTCGCTGCTCGCGCACGGACACTCAAGTCCACGGCGGGGTCGTCATCAAATAGCGGAACCCCTGTTTCGGGTTCGAGTTTAATCGTCATATTGTAATCGCAGGTTGTTAAACCGGAGTGCCTTTGTACCATACTTGTTTACACAAGACAAGCATAGGAGGATTACTCATATCATTTATGGTATGTACCGCATGATTACTATACATTTCCGATATGATCGGATCAGCTATACAATAGCGCCTCTTTCAACCCCCCACTGTTCTGAGGTTTCTTTGTGTTTGGTTTTACTGTGTTTATTGTTTCGGCGTGTGTTCTTGTTATTATAGGGCTTGGTGTTATCGCCCTAGAGGATGGTCTTCCCTTCTAAATTTACGTAAGGTTTCTAACCCTTCTAGTTCCAGTTCTTGTGTAAATGTATCGGGGTGTATCTGTAAACTAGCTCTACGCCTCAACTCCCCCGTCGGTTTTATTATTACTCTCTGCACATCTAGTGCAATAAACATGTAAAAGTCTGCTATCTTATTGTTGGCTAGGTTATATAAGTACCTCTGGCGGGGTTTAGGTGTGTCTTTACGTTGCATTGTAGCTAGATTTGCGGCCTTTACTTGTAGCGTAAACATATCTTCGTAGTGTGATTGGCACCATAAGTCTACGCCGGAACGGTCTACGTGGTGGCACTCTATTCCGTGACGCTCTAAAACATACATGGCGAAAAACTCGCCTATCCTCCCCACGTGTGAGGAGTTGCCTATCCTGTCCTTTACTTTACTCACGCTATACCTATGTAATTCCTAATAGGAACGTACACCGTACAGTATAAAAAATTTTTTACAAGGGGTCGGAAAAAGAGGTGGGGGGTGTTCCTATATAGAGGGGGTAGGGGTGCCGAACTCAAAAAATAGTGATTTATTTGTGGAAATTAGTAATACATAGAGCGGCGGGACTCCGTCCTGACAGCGCGGGTCATGGGGGCGGGGTGGGTGTCGGATTCTGGCGATTCGTGATTAAACCTACCAGATAGTCAATTGTTATAACATATGTTATAACTTTGTACCCTATCTATTGTGATCATGTCTAAACCTGTTAATATGTGAACCATCAAAGCCATTAATGCTTTGATACGGTTAACGCGGCGCCGATACAAGTCCGCGCATTCTATAGGTAACAAAGTTATGAAAAATGTAAATGAAGCAAAAGCAATCCCGAGCCGATTCACCCCCGAAGTAGAGAAAGCGATTACTGGTCTGACTAAAGGGTCTGAAGCCCTAGGGCTTAAAACAGTGACCGCGATCGATACGCTGAGAGCGGCGGGGATCAAGTCCACTGATTTTATCAGCCCTAAAACTGAAGGATCAACAGCAACACCAGAGCTGAACGATGCGTTCAAGGCGGCGATTGTTAAGGGATTCTCAGCGGCCAAGCGCAAACTACTGGCCGCCCCTGCTAAGTCGCTGTCTGACAGTGATAAGGCCGATCGTAAGAAGGCTCAACAGTCTATCGGTGCATATATGGCCGCGTTCAAGCGCGATCTATTTGCAAGGGAGCCGGAAGGGATAGCCAAGGCCAAGGCCAAGAAGGAAGCCGGTAGGGCGGCACAACAACCTACTGGCCAAGCCAAGGCGGCAGGATCAGCGGCTAAGGTGCTCGAGTCACTGCAACAGGCGGCCAAGCGGGCGCAGGCAATTGAAGAGCCTGATTTCGATGTAGTCGAATTGGTTAACCTGCTAGCTAAGGCTCAGCAGATTGTAGTCAAACATTAACCACCACCGGCCAAGGATGGCCATCCAATAGGAGCAAATTATGACTCGTAATGAAATCACTGAAGCAATACTGGCCGCACTAGCCACCGTAGTTTTAATACCGGCGGCAGGCATTCTACTCACAATCCTCTGGGTACTGATACAAGGAGATTAAAGATGTTAAAACTCAAATCTTTTGAGCAAGGTGACAAACAGTACTACGTCACCGTCAAGTACTACCGCGACTTCCACCTCGAAGCCTCATCTGAAGAAGAAGCTCGACAAATTATTCAGCGTGTCCTCTTCATGGAAGGGCTAGATGGCGAGATCGTTAACTATGGAGAAACGCTATGAAAAATCAAAAATTGTTAAATCTGCTACAAGCCGACGCGGTTGACTACTATCTCCGCCAAGGGCACTCAATTGAGACCGCCCGATTTCTGGCCACCTATAAACATGTTGAACATACTGCTGAGACAGTCGATGCCGATTGGCTAGCAATAGAGCAGGGCACGTTTGGAAACCGCCAACATGCAATCCACGGCCTTGATCCTTTTTAATTCCCCCTTGCAATCCTTGCCCCGCTCCGGCGGGGCTTTTTTTTCGCCCGAGAAAAATCGCCTGATACCA